GCCGTATTCATCAACCCATATTAATAACTCGGCGTTGCCTGTGGTGTCTTTTACGGTAATGGTTTTGCCGGGTAGCTGAATGATGCTATCTACATTTATAACGCTTTGCACATTTCCGCCAATTAAAGTGGTATCTCGGTAGGTGATCTCTGTGGTAAATTCACGCTCAACCATCGGTGGGTAATATTTAGCGCATTTTTCAGATGTGGTGCATGATAGCAAGATCATGCCAATTACAAAAATGATGTATTTCATTTGTTTACCTCCTTTTTATCGGTGAATGCCTTATTAAAACCTTTAGAAATGTATGCTCTAAGGTACTGCATTAGTGATAAACCTAAAATGCTGCTAAAATTCTCTTCCAGGCTTTTACCTTCAATCAATATTAAAAGCAATGCAGCCCCTTTTAAAAATGGTATTTCCGGCACTAAAAACTCCGCCCAATAGGAGAAAATAATACCCAAAGGATAAAGCACAATTTTGGACCAGCTATTTTTCAGCTTTTCGGAGCTGTAAACTTCCCCACGTTTGCGACTTGCCCAGACGCCTGTGAGTATGTCTAAGGCAATTAAAAAGCCTGTAAAAAACAAAAGCGGATAAATAGGGCTTAATACCGCCGCCAATGCTGTGACCGTATAGGCTAAAGGTTTGTAATATGCAAGAGAATTAGTCATTTGTAGAGTTTTGGGAAACGGTTATTAGTCTTGATTTTTCTTGTTTGGTGAAGTAGTTATCTAAATAATCATCATACAGTAAGTTGAACTTTCCTTCATGCTCGATTACTTCGGTGAAGTAATCAGCAAATACATTAGTATTTGCTTCATTGTAAGCCTTCAATTTACTTTGGTTTGCTTCTTCGGCTGCTTCTTTAGAATCGTAAGGTATTAATTTCATGAGTTTAAGTAGTTAAATATTGCTGAAACTATCGGAGTACCTAAGCCAAGGCCAATTTTGCCAATATGGCCAATCATTTTATTGTTGCTGTTTTGTCGACTTCCAAGGCGCAAAAATATATCCTCGTCACGATCATAAAATGAAGAACCTACAAAACTTCCAGATGTAGTACTTGTAATATTCATTTCACTACCATCAATATATAGCTTCATTTTATCTGCTGTAACGCCTCCCGACCATTGAAAAATAAAATTGTGCGTATTGTTGTCGTTCAATGCTTGTGCTGATCGGTGAACAATCGTTGCGTTATTGTGTGTTTTCAATAAAGAAATTATATTGCCATCAGCATCGAAAGAAATTAAAAAGCCCGGTACGGATTGATTAAAATTTCCAACTGATAAAATCGTTTTCCCCCATACATTTCCTGTGACTTTAAATTGTCCGCAAATAAAAAATTTGTCACTAAAATCTGGTGTAAAGCTAGGCGAACGCTTGAGCATTAATTGATTACCTGCAAAATACATCCCTTTTTTTGTTCCAAAAACGTTATTTTGTAAATCAGGCTGTAAAGTAACGCCGCTAATTACTAAATCATTTGCTTGAACCGATGCCGTACTAATAGAGTATAATCCGCTTATTTTGCCATTACTGTCCACCATACCAAAACCATTGGTTGTATTAAGTTCTAAACCATTAGGATCATAAATCTGAATTTGGCTAAGGGCATAAGCCATAAAGTCAAACGGCTCCGCCTTTTTTCGATTTCTATATGCAGGATGTAATACTGGTACGTTCATCGCTTACTTTACCATTTTAGCGGCTCTTTTAATCGCCGTCGTCCACTTTTCACCGGGTTTTCTGATTGCCTTAGCCTTTCGGGCTATCTTGCCCACTATTGCGTTACCCTTTCTTTTGCTTGCTTTCTTTTTAGTTGCCATTTGTTCCAAAATTGAGATTAGTAAGAAATTGATAATTGTAGGGTCCAAACTTGATTATTAGGCAGCGTAAAGCCTTTTTCCGTGCTTACTATCGCGTAAATAGCGTTACTACCCTCTTCGCATTGAAAAGCTGTAGGCTGTAAGTTCTTTGCATTACTTTTCTCGAAATTTTCTCGGGCAGAAGATACCGGGTCGTAACTTCTTACAACTTTGTTGTCCGAAGGATCAAAACTTAATGTCATGAAGTCGACATTGGTAAACGAATTGTAAATAATCAATGGCCCTTTTTGTGACAAATTAGATTGATTGAATACAGCGCTTTCTTCAAATAGATCAACGACAACTTCTGGCGAATCGGTGATTATATCGCCTTCATAATAACGAATTAATCTAGCTGAAATAACAGCACCACCTTGCCCGGGTCTTGGCGATACGCCTTCAAATTTTATTTTATGAATAAAAGAGTAGTCTGGATAAGTTCCTGATGCTACAGGAAAATTTACTTCTGTAGATTTCCCAGTTCTATTTCGATCAGTTAAAGGTATACTTTGCAAAAAGTCCATTTATTTTATTTTTTTGATTAAGAAATACATTGATACAATTACCGCACTAATTAAGAAAACGCCTATTATTTCTATAGGATCCACTTTTACAAATAACCCTCCGATTATTGAGCTTTTTTTTTTAAATCGGCGTAGTATAAATCAGCTTCATCTTTTCGTCGCCTTACTAATCCCAGTAAAACTTGCCCACCTGCTCTAACCCATTTTTCAAATTCAACTGCAATAAATGGGTCTGAAGGATTTGCATTTACTTTTTTTAACAATGTAGATTTGCGCAAATTGCTAGGTCCTAAATTGTAAACAAATGATACGAGCGCATCAAATTGACTCTGAGTAATATTTGATGTAACGTACTTATTTATATAGCCTTCATATTCTTTTAATTCTTCTACCAGCATACGGTTAGCATCATCTTCGGTAATGGTGTCTCCCATTTTAACGCCCTTAATATGACCATAGCCAATTGTAGGAATCCCTACCGGATCTAAATAAGCAGAAAGGCGCAAGCCTTCCCACTTTTTAATCAAATCAATGCCTTGTTTGCTGGTTTTCATTTTTTATCGATATAAAAAGACTAAATCTGTGTCTACTTGGTCCCAAACTTCTTTACTTACAACTCCTTCGTATTTATACAAATTATAAACTACTTGTCGATACATTGCGACATCATAAGGTATTTTTAAGTTTGCGCTATCGCTTGTAAATCCTTTAGACCACATTGCAGCACGCTCTGGGTCGGTTGTAGCTTCTCGCTCAAAACCGATAATATATTTTTTGAAAGCTAAAAGCTGATCGGGCGACAAAACAGATTTAATATAATCCATTGCCTTACTTGCATCTGCGGTTGGATTAATTTTTTTCAATTCTTTGGCCAAATTGCTTCCGCTATTTTTAACTAGTAAAAAATAGTAGGCTGCCGCTCCAGCGATTAACATTAAAAAGATGATGATGTAATTTTTCATAATAATTAATTAAAAAGTTTCCATTTATTTTCCTTATTGGACCAAAATAAAACGCGATTGTCCGCTAATAGTGCGAAATCGGTATTATCGTAGTTTTTTACTTGCGCTCGAAAAAGTTTTTCTTCAAAAAATACTTCCTTCGTAAATTCTTGCCCCACTTTAGAGCGCCAAACTTCAGCTGGCGTCATTTGCTTTGAAGTTCCATTATTAACGCTTATAGGTATTATTCTGCCGATCTTATCTTCTACCACCTTGCGGCCTTTTTTGAAAAAGAAAAAATAAATTATCGCCAAAAGGAATAATCCGCCTAAACTGTATATTAATGCCTTTTTATTCATGGTATCAAAGTAGTTTTGTTACTATCGTTTTGATCGTATAAGCCGCTAAAATGATAATTAAAGCTGTTATAGCCATTGACAATAGCGTTTCTTCAGATACGGTTATTTCTATCGGCTGAAAAGTTGTACTTTCTAACTCCGACTTTAAGCTTTTAATGGTGTTATTAAATATCATTTTTTCGATCTTTTAAAATTTGTTTTATCGATAGAAAAGCGCTTAAACTAAGCGTTATTATTGTTAAGAATGGAATTGTTTTTTTCATGGCTTGATTACTTGTTTTATATAACCATAGGCTACAAATAATAGAACAATAAATAAGGCGGGTATTAGGTACTTAAAAGAGTTGCTAGTATTTAACACTCCTTCTGTAGTGTTATTTATAACATCTGTTGTTCTTTCTCCAGTTTTTAAAACCGTATAAGTAGCGTCATTTATTACACCTACTAAACCCGTGCTAATCGACCGGTATATTCCCATGTCTTTAGCCCATTCAATAAATTCAATGTCGTCATTAACATAATTTCCACGAATAGCTCCAAAACTCGGTGCATCCGGATTGTTCCACGCTGCAACAAAACGCTTTTTAGCTTCTTCTAATCCAAACTCTCTAAATAGTTCATCAAACCATTTTCGCCAGTCCGCTGCACTCCAGTAAGTATCGAAGCCCCAACTGTCGTAATCTGGTTGAGAATATGCGGTTATGGTAGTCATCACCTATTTTTTAGATAAATTGATAAACCTACAACCACAGAAACAACCGATAAAATTGAAATTATAGCAATAATCAACCGAGTTTGATTTTTATCTTCCTCATTTTTAAGGTTCATTCTCGAAATATTAAAGCTGGTTAAAGCTTGAACATTTTGACTGTTGGCCATTGCTTCCGCCGATCTTCTATCGTTATTAGACCTTTTATTTCCATTGAATAAATTGTCTACTCCACCAAGAATGCTTCCAACTCCTTGTGCAGCTATTCCCAAAGTCATTGGGTCGAAATGATCTAAATTAGAATGATATTTCGATAGACCTAATATTTGCCCAGGTGTTGGTCTTGTTATACCGCCTTCAAAGTGATCGATATTCCTAAATAGTTCATCCATTTCTTTTAAATTTCCGTTGTTATGTGCGCTTAAATGCGCTTTTTTTACTACAGCGTTAAATACTCTCTCATTTTCTGAACCTAAGCGCTTTTTTAATAAATTAATAGCTTCGATCAATTCTGATGAATTTAATTTAGCTATTTGTTCCGCCGCATAATTATCAGCTTTTATTTCATCTGAACTGTCATTAACTATATGTCCAACTTCATGCAGCAAAATAAACTTTTGCTCCTGATCTGTTAGCTTAGGAAACTCTATTTCGTTAATGTAGATTTCTTTTGTTGCTCTATTTGCTGCGGCTAATGAGTTTCCTAAAAAATCGACATACAAAACGTTTATTGTCATCTATTCTTAATTAGATAAAATAAACCTCCCAGAAAAACAACAACCGCAAAAACTCCCAATATTTTTGAGTAATTAGTAGTTTTAATTGGGGCTTCTTCTTTTGGTTTTACATTTCTCTCTACAGCTGGAGTTGCCCTAAATTCAGGCATTGATGGTGCACTCGGTTTTGCTGAATTAATACCAGCAACATCAGCCACTGACTGAAATCCTTCTGAAATAATTTTTTTTGGACTGTCGCCAGAAAGTAGTTTACCGGCACTAGTTATTGGATTAACATTTACAATTGCTTTTCCAACTTTTTTAAAAAATTCCATTTTAACGTTTCTTTTTTAGCACCAAAGCGCCGATGAATAATACAATAGCAACACCAATTCCAATTACTAAAGGTTTTTTGTAAAACGGAACAGACTCTTCAGCTTCATCTAAAATATTGGGAGTAGTTGCATTTGGAATTGCTGGTTTTGATAAATTTACCTCAGACACGCCTCCTTTTAAATTGCCTATCAACTTACTTGCACTATCTAACACAGTAACAAACTGGTTTAAGCTCCATTTTTTAGGCTCTGCGTCAACTTGAGATGGTTTATCATTTAACTCCTTAGAGCCTAAAATAACTCCCTCGAATGGCCGACTAAATACGGGTCCTAACAATGATCCCTCAAAATTAGATACCATCAAATTAGGTCTTGTTTTTTTTGCTTCAGACTTAATATTTTCTGGCATTTTTTCATCGCGATAAACTTGATAAAGTTCTCGAGCAAAATCAGCTCCAGAAGGTCCTTTATACGCTTCGATTATCTTAGCTACTGTAACTTCTCCGTACTGATTAAATCGTTGCATCACGGCAACTACGCGATCTTTATTTTTTTGTATTAAATCAAGTATGAATTTTTCTAATACAATTCTGTCTTCTGCTGTTTTAGACATTTGATTATTTTTTTATATTGGTAAAAAGAAAGGGGCACACGCTAGCGTACCCCTTTAATTATTAATCAATCAATGAACGCCGATTAAAGCAAGGTTTTTACTGAGAAACTTCCCAATATCCTTCTAAAGTGATTTCAGCATCTGAACTCTTAGGCACATTCAAAATCGCTACGCTTAAAGGACCCATTGTAAACACGTCGTTATACTCTGGTAAATAAGCCACAATTTTAGAACCTTGGTTCTGATTTGTACTGAAGTACTTTTTCAAAGAAATACGTCTTTCAGATTCAGACTGGAATGGGTGAGCAGGACCAACTACTAAATCTTTATCGAAAGACTTTGGGTTGTTAGAACTGTACTCAATTCGCTCTACAACAAAATTGAATTTCTTCAACAAACCCTGAAGGTGCGAAATAGTCAATTTTGGATCAGTCGGAGTCATGGTAACTTTACCGTCGATGACCGGACCGTCTACAGCAATCGCTTCGGTTGCAAAGCCATAGTTTTTTAACTCCGAATTGTTCGCTAATAATGCTGAACTAATTGCGATCGGTGTAGTAGCATCAGCCGTAGCTGTTGCAGAAATGTTAAAAGCAAATTTAACTGGTATTCTCATGTTGTTGGATTTTGCAGAAGGGTTTTCGCCTTCAAAATTATCAATAGATCTTTGCGCGTTTCTAGCCGCCGCTCTCAAAACTTCGTTATCCATTTTTTATAAAAATTATGACGCTTTTGCGTCGGCTGTTTTACTAACTACAGAAAGCTTTGGCTTGCTTTCCTTTTTGCGCTTGTGCTCGTTAATTGTTCCGGTAAATGTTTTTCCTTCGCCATCCGTTAACGAAACAGTTTTTACTGTCATTTTCTTATCATAAATGATAACGGCTAACATTGCAACCGCGAAAATTGCGAGTAAATAAAAAACTGATTTTATTGAAATATTATTCATTTGATAGGTTTTGAAATTAATTCAGGAGCAAATATTACTGTCGGGCTTAAATTTTTCGGACGATTTCACGCTATTCCGAACTTAATTAGTTGAATTTAGGCATTAAACAACTTTGTGAGCTATTAATTTGAATAAAAAAAAGCGCTCAAAAAGAATGAACGCTTTATTTAGGTTTTTATAGTTTTAAAAATCGTCGGTTAGACCGCCTATTTCTTCATCTATTATTTTTAACTGCTTAGGACTAAATTTTCTCGATGTTTTAATGTAGCCCGTTTCATTTACTAATCGGTCAAATATGCGACCAGAATTAAAAATTTCATGATCGTTTTTAGACAAGCCTAATTTTTCTAAGACTGTAGCTTTCCAATTGTATTTATTAATGTTGAAATTTTCAGTCATTGTTTAAGGTCTTACATCTAAAGTGACGTTTATATGTTTATTTTTTGATCTTGATATTATTTGAAGCGCCTTTTCTATTTCAGGAGAAGGAAACCTGGATCTAGTTCTCTTTATTTCCTCTCCTGTTTTAAATAGCGTCAAAAGATCTATGTATGGACATAGCTCCAGAGGTATTTTGATCACCATATGAAATACCAATATTAAATCAACGTTCTTTTGCTTACTATCCAATACTAAATTCCTTTGAGATTCGGTTAGTTTGCCATTAAGAAAAAATCGCGTAGCATCTTCGACAATTACTAACATATTATAACAGTACTTTGCCGCGATCATTAAGGATAAATTAACGTCTGAAGAACAAACTCTTTTGACTCGTACGCCGTCATTTCCCCATCTCGGGACTTGCAAAGGTTCTATTATTGGAATGGATGTATTATTATCTGGATCATCATATGTTGCTAATGTTCTCCATGTTTGAGAGTCGAAGGTATCTATTATCAAGACTTTTATTTCAGGCCTTGAAGCTAAGACTTTCTTAATTTTATTTTTTGTAAAGTCAGTTTTTCCAGTACCTCGTCCACCTGCTAAAGCTGTAACTAAATTTACACTCATTTTTAAGCTGTTAAAACGTTAATCAATCTAGTACCTACTAATTCCGCTAGTTTGACATAAAAAAGACCTTTAACATTCATTTCAAAGCCTGTTTCTTCAGCGTATAGCTCGCAAACTTCTCGGAAATCTTCTTTTTCTTCGTCATTTAATTTTAATGATGCTTTTAGTTTTTCGAGCTTTGAGGAATAAAAAGCGGCTCTTTCCTGAAGTTCGATTTCTTCTGGCGTTAGCTTGCCTTGGTCTTTTGTTTCGATTAGTTCTAATTGGCCCCAATCACTTTCGGATAGTTTCTTTTCAAACTTATGATTGAGAAAAGGTACACCAAAATTAAGCGCTAAAGATAAGGCGGATACCATACCTTTAGCAGTTACATCTGCAGATTGTTTTCGTTCTCCTGCTTCTTCAGCTTCAAAATTTAGGCGATTTTCTTCTTCTTCATGCTCTAAAAATTCAGGCTCTGGATCTGGTATTGGTGGAGGAGTAAATTTTGGCTCTTTATACTCTTTATCCTGCATTAATTCATCTACAAGACTAACTGTATTAGCAAGGTTTTTAAATTCATCATTCAGCATTGTTTTCGGCTTTTATTTGTAGATCAATTTTTTTGATAATAGGCCATATGTCAGCCATTGGAGCAAATTTTTCTTTAAAACTATTGCTTTTGTTTTTTTTGAATGGATTGGGCGAAAAATGACTTAAAAGCATTGGGATTAATGAAGATTTTATTTTTTCTTCTACAGCTTCAGCACCTTCATTTATTGAGTTTGTTAACTCCAGATTTTCTATCACTTTATAGATGTTAGAGTGAATAGCTTTAATATCTTCTTTTTTTTCCTGAAGCTCTGCTTTTAATAGCTCGTTTTCTAGTTCTAAATTCATAGGGCTATTTATTAAGATCGTTAGAAGTTAAACCGGTATAAAACACGTTATCCTGGTTAAATAGTCGACCTTCATTAAAGAATGATTTTCTAAGGATTTCGCCGTATGATTCTGGCGAAATAGATTCTCCTTGCTTTGCTTTTCTTGTGCCTTGAAGAAATCGTTTTTGCGAGATTACATTTAATACTTTTCTTTCATTTTCTGATAGTACTACGATTGCCTGATTTTCATTTAATCGCTTTTCTACTTCGACGATTTTTTCAACTTCGACAACTTTTTCGACCTCTTTTTCTACTTCTACGGTCTTAGGCGCTGAAGTATAGCTTTTCATTAATTGGATTAAAAAACCTTCGTGAGTTTCTCCAGCTTTTGCGGCTAGGTCCATAAAGGTTCCTTTGATTTTTGGGGTTGTCTTTATTCCGAAAGTAGCTTTTTTCCTTGGAACGGCTATAACTGTCGGTTCGCTTGGGGTTTGCTTTTGATTATTCGAGGTTTCGCCTTGGTTTTCCTTCGGTTTCGCTTGGTTTAACTGCGAGTTTTCCGAATGTTCACCGCTAGTTTTCTCTAAGTTATCGTCTATATTCATCGGGTTGTTTATTGGTTTACTTATTTTTTTACAAATAAACAAGAGGGCAACCGCCGATAATAGAGGTTAATTATATAGATAGGCTTTATTTATGCTTTTGATCAAAAAAGTTAAACGACCCACAACAAGTTTATAAAATTCATTTCGCTACGCTTCACGACGTTTTTATAAACGTGTTGTGCGCAATACTAAATTGGCTCGAAATTATCATTAAAGTATTGTTCAGCAACTAACCATTGGTCAAGGTGGTTTTTAGGGTTTCGAGCTATCATATCGCCAATTTTAGGGCTACCCGCTTTCTTATCTTCATCGGATATTGAAACGCCAATTGTCGAATCAGGAGTTGAATGAACAATTATTTGTCCATAAACACCATATTCATTCACATCCATATCGGTAACTTCTCTTAATTCGCCAATTTGCTTACGTCTATATTTGTTAAATGTCATAATAAAGTACTGCACACAACACAGTATATAAAACAGTGGGGTGCTGTGTGTCTTTTTAACCCACTTGCACTTAATTAATTTTATCAGCTTCGGATAGGTAAGTGCATCCTATCCCCACCGTTTCATATACTCGGCACGTTGTAGGAAATTAATTATCTTCTTTGGGATGTCCGCATTTTTTGCAATATGATGAACCTTTAAAGTTTTCCATAAAATATTGACATTTTTTAGTTTTGCAATTAGGACAAATTTTTAAAGATTTATCATTTGAAGAATTGTTATTTTTAGACTCCTTATGCCATACAAACATGGTTATTAATTCTACCAATGAAAATGCAAAAGTATCAGTCTCATCTAGCCAATCTTTTACTTCTTTTTCTAGCTCGTGGTATTGTTTTTTATCTTCCATTTTTCAATTAACTTGTCCGTTAACTTTATCTGATAAATGTTTTCTGAAGGCGTTTTTTAAGTTGATAGCATAGTACGTTTTGCCTTCAATTTGAAACTCTTTTAAACCTTGCTTTTTTAGACGCTCAAACTTTAATAATTCAGCTTTCAACCTTAATGCTTTAGATCTTTTATTTATCGCTCTAATTATTGCTTTGTAAGTCATTTCGGCTAAAAAAATAGCTGCAATAAAAACCAATATTTCAATAATTATTTTTAACATTTACTTTTAATTTTCTTGTTATCCACTTGCTAACCATCTCCTCTTTCAGATTAAATTTTATTGATAAAGCTTTCATGGTGCACCCTGTTTTTAAATAGTGCTCATATGCGGCGTTTATGATTTTAAAATTGGTAATTGCAGGCATAACTATAGCTTTTAGTAAAAAGCGGCTTAGGTATCAACTAAGCCGCTTTTTAAATTAGTCTTTCACGCCTCCAAGAAGCTTTAATTCTCTTACAGTTAATGTTTGAGATTGGCCCTTTCCGCCGTCTTTTTTATCGTACATATTAAGCCCGGGCAATCCTGATACATAAACTTGTGTACCTTTTTTTAAATAGGAAGCTACTTTTGTGCTTCCGCCTTCCTTTACCCATTTAGAACACTCTACCCACTCTGTTTTTTCACTTACAACGCCGTCAGCGTTTACATAACTTTCATTTACTGCTACAGAAAAGTTTATTACTTGCTTTTTTTCATGTTGGCCGATTTTAGCGTCAGCTCCTAGATTTCCGATTATTGTTAAAACTCTCATATTAATTTATTTATTGATTGATTAAAAATTTATTTACTATTCAAAGTCTTCTGAAGGTTGCATTAGGGACCATTTTAAAAGCTCGTAGTTTTGCCTATTTTCTGAAAATTCTTTATCCATTTCATTAACACGCTCACGCTTACGCTTTCTACTGATTACTTCTTTTATTTGATTATTTATCATTTCTAGCATCGCAGATACGAGTTTGTCGCTTGCCAGATAGCTTACTTTTGCTTTTTCGCTTAATGTTGGTTTATAATCCTTTTCTTTATCTACAAAAACGGCGGTAGCTCTAGCAACTAAATACTTTACATTTTCATCAGGATTTAACGTTTCAGGATTTACCGTTTCTTCACGTCCGTAATTTTCCAGAACTTCGTTTAATTCATCTTCACAAGTAGGGTTTATATTTAGGCAATCAACACCATGAAGAGCGCCGAATTTTCGGTATAAAGGCTGCTTATATATTTCCGGCAATACTTCATTAATTAAATCAAAGTTGTAAATTCCATCATATTCCTCGCGCTTTAAATTCTCCAATACCGCATAATCATAAATTGTCAATCCTTCGTCGTCCGTTGTGGCTATTTCTTGCACGCCTTTAGTTTTAGTTAATTTTACGGCGTGTTTCTTTAGTCCTATAGGTTCAAAATGATATTTTATACATTCCATAATACCAGATAAAAAACTTTCCGGATCCTCTGGGTTTACATAGTGCTTCCATTTTTGTACATCAGGCATCCACCGATCAAAGGAGCTTTTTTTCTTTTTTGAAAGAATGTATAAACTTTCAAGGCTTATCATTGTCGCGCCAGTAGGATCTAAACTTTCAATAAATAGCTTATCCGTTTCATTGGCGCTTCCATAGCCTTTTTTATTCCCTAAAGCTTTCGCTATCCCTTCTCGGTCGGCTTCGGTAAATTCAACGCGTGAAGCGTCAGCCGTTGCCGTTTGCATATTCCAATGCTTTAGTATGTTTCGGTATAAATTATTTCTATTTTTATCGATTTTATACGCGATAACTAAAGCGTGTATGTGTACGTGCATACCGTTAGCGCCTTTAGTTACTTCTACTCCAAATTCTCCGCCAAATACCGATTCTTTCCAGAATTTCTTTTTACGTAAAAAATTAAATTCCTTCATTAATTCTTTAGCGTAAAACTTTTTACCTCTCCAGCCTTCTTCGTTGTGAGGAACTGTCAGTGTTAGATGAAAAAAACTATAATCTTTAGTCGGTAAATCTTGGTAGCCTGTTAGCGTTTTAATGCGTTTCGGAACGCCTTTTTTAATCATTCGACCAGTTGGTCCATATTCAGGAAAGGTTTTATAAACTGTATTTCCGTTTTCATCGGTTACCGTCTTACTTTCGTAGCTCGGCAAGTGCATAACGCCGCCTTTAAAGAAATTATAGTACTTTGATCGGACTACTCTTTGTCGTTCCTTATTACATACGGGGCAAAGCTTGTGCTTGCACGTTTGCGAGGCTATGTATTCCAAAGCTCCGTTTGTTTGGTATTCTCTAAATAAGCTATTATTTGCGCATTGTTGAAGCGAAGATCTAAGGTTAATTAAGTGCATCATGTTATCGTTGTGCAAATCGTCGCAAGCTGAAGAAATTAAATAGTCATCAATCTCTGTATGTAGCTTTTTCGCTTCTCGGGCTGCATTAGCAATTTTATAGAGTCTTAATCGATTGCTTTTTCTACGTTTTTTTAATTCGTCCATCTTTTATTTTTAGGAAGGCCGCGGATTACCGCGGCAACTATTTTTATAACTAACCCTTTTTTTTTGCGTTTTCGCTTTAGGATTCCGAGCGTTTCTTATTTATCGAGGTAGGAGTTATTTACTTAATTACTAACTTTTTAAAAATTACCGTTCAAATTGAAATCCAGCTTCTGCTTTTACGTCTTCAGGAATTGAAACGAGCGACTTAATACGCTCAATACCTCCTAATGCGTCTACTGTTTCAATAATTTGTTTAAACTCATCAAGGAGCTTTAAATCGTGCTTAAAGCTTGGGTTGCTATCCAATAGTATATGGCCATTGTTGTAATAGTTTGATTCAATCGCTTTTTTGAAAATCGAAAAAGTCAAGTCCAGCTTTCGTTCTCTAAATGATTTAAATTTCTTAGGCATGGTCTAAATTGTTTTTTATTGGTTATTTCGGTGTTCCGCCTTGAAGGGCGGGGAAACTCGAAGTTTTTAAAAGAAGTTAGGGTCAGAATTGGACCAGGGCTTTCAACTCCTGGTCCTTCTTCTTTCAAAAAACTCTGGCGGTGGTTTCCAATCAGTCGCCAAAGCAAAAAATCTTTATTCTATTTGGCTACATCGCTTTACTTGGCTGTAATGCTCCGCTTGTCGTATTATTTCGTTTAAATTTTCAGCCGCCACATTATGCGAAATATTGTTTTCGTGGGGTAACACTGCTTTTAAGTGCCTTAAATTCATCATTGAAAACTTAGCTACTTCTTTAAGCGTTTTTTCGCCATTCTTTCCCCGGGCGTAATCTCTTAACATTTGGCAGTTTTCAAGGCTCTTTCGCTTGTTTGGTTGCGGAATATTTGAGTTGACAATTATATTCTCACAATGGGTAATATATGTAATCAGTTGTTTGGTATAAACTTGCTTTCTGTATTGATTCAGGAAGCTATAAGCAGCCCGAGCGTTTAAAAACTTCTTTTTAATCACTTCAAAATCTTTAGCGGCGGTTTCTCTAGCCTTTATCATCAAGTAACTAGCACCGGTTATTGGGTCGATTTGTAAAAACTTGTCTGCTATCATGCTGCTTTAGATTTATTATTAAATTCATTATAAACTCTCATTAGTAGCTTACTAGCATTCCTATTTTCAGAATTTAGCTTTTCTCGCTCTACATCATTGGTCGATCTTTTGGATTCTTGATCCGTTGCATAAATCTGGTTAATTAACGATCGCTTTATAATCTCCAGTTCCTCATTACTTAATACCATAGGATTAATTATTTTGAATTATTAAATGAATGAAACATAGAATTGATAGTATGAATAAAATCGTACTAAATCCATCTGAAAATCTTCTCAATTGGTCCGCATTAAAATAACGCTGCCTTAGAAAAGTCTTAATAATTAGATCTGTATTCAATAAATATGAAGTGGCCATCATTATAATTGCCACACATACAATGTATAGATTAATGCTTTCCATGTATTGTTTTGTTGTATTTATGAAAAATCTCGCTTTTTAAATGAATAAGCTTTGAAGCAGAGGGTTTTGAAGTAGCGCGTTTCTTCTTGCTGTAAGATTTATGCAATTGCTTGGGCGTTACATTTAAAACCTCTTGTATTAATAGCAACTCGTGAAAATTTGGGTCTGATTTTTTATTATAAATCGAATTAAATCGACGTTTAGTCATCTCTAACTTGACCAATAAATCAGCTGAAGGAATAAATTTAGCAACCATATAACGTTCGGTTAAAACCTCTTTTAATTGATTGTATATTAATTCTTTATTCATATTTTATAAACTTGGCACATTTATAGTTTGAAAGAAAGCGCCAGAATTATATCTGGCGCTTAGGTTCTCCCGCTTTTTGTAAGATCTACCAAAATCATAACATTGATCGGGGGAGAGGAGTATTAAAATATTTTTGTGCTTTGCAATCATGTTATCTGATTTTGGTATGATGCAAATGTAAATGATTTTCATTTAATAAAACAAGATAATCAATGAAAAACATTTTAAATTACAATGAAAACCATTGCACAAAAAGTTTAAGTGATTAATACTTTTAACCTATGGAACAGATAATTAAAAACATAATATCGATAAGAAAAAAAAAGGGTATAACTCAGGAAGAAATAGCTGATCGATTTGGTTTTTCACAGAATGCAATCTATCGACTTGAAAAAGGACAACGAAAATTAGAAGTTGAGTTACTTATCTTTTTATGTCAATTATTTGAAATGAGTATTGACGAATTAATTAATTATCATTTAGACGAAGAAAAAAAACATTTAAAAAGCATAGCAAAAGAAGATGCACCAGCTTACATTGTTCAATCTGAAAAAGTAAACTATCTCAATCGAGAAATAAAGCTGTTAAACGAACGACTATTAGACAAAGAAACAATGTTAAGAATGAGCACCAATTTATTAAATGATAAAATCGAAGAAATAAAACGTCTTAATTCTTATATTGAGCAACTTAAACAAACAAAATAAATATTATGAAAAATACACTTTTAGCCGTTATGTTTGCGGCCTTTTCGTTGACCGTAACCGCTCAATCGGAATTTAACAAACATCAAGTAAATTTTAATTTTGGAACATCAACGCCTACAGGAGACTTTGCGGATGATGACATTAATAATGAAAATTCAGGTTTTGCAGAATTTGGCGGCGCCTTTAATGTTGGATACGCTTATCGTTTTCATAAACTATTTGCAGGAACTGTAAATATATCGGGTAAAGCCTTCACCCTAGATCATGAGCTAATCAGATCAGAATTATTTAATCCTACAGCCATTCAGGGCAGTGATGCAGATAATTATTTACTTTCCTCCTTCACTATAGGCGCAAAATTAATTGTAGGCGAAAAGCATCATTTTGTATTTAATCCATATATAGGAAGCGCGTTATTAACATTCCCGAATAATAATTACGCCGCTACCGACTTATTTAATACAATTAGTTTTGAATTTAAAGAAGCTCAACTAACTAGCTTGATAACTGGATTTAATACTGGCGCCGAATTTAAACTTTCAGAATTATTAAGCCTTAGCGCTTTAATTAATTACGAAGTAGCTAATTTTGAAGACGAACAGACTGTTATTTATACCGAAAATGGAATTTCACAATCAACAACTGGCGATTTAAAACTTCCTTATAGTTCTTTTGGTGTTTTAGTTGGCTTGAATTTTAACTTCTAATAAAACTGAAACAAAAATTGAAACAAAAAGCATTTATATCGATCGATTTTAGTTTTTTAACTAACTCAAAATAAGCCAATAAAAAATGCAAAAAAATCAAAGAAGAATCCCATCTTCCACCCTTAAGAGGACTAGAAGAAAATTCTAGTCCTCTTTTTAATTTTACAAGTTCACAATTCTTTATTTTACGGTCACTTACATCAAAAAATTGATTGATATAAGTGGTTCGAACTCTTCGATTATCCTTATCGATCATTATCCCTTCAGGAAACATAGCCTTTAGCAGTCTTGACTTAGCTAAATTATCTGATGTAGAATAGATTGAATCAATATTCAACAGTGGTTCGAACTTTTCTGCAGTAAATGTATCAAAGAATGATAGATCCTGAGAAAGTTCATCATACTTAATTTTATACTCCAAATTCTGATTACTTAACTTATAAGTTAACTCATTGTACTTCTTGCTGTCTATTTCATTATCTAGAAACTTCTGCTCGAGGTTACCAATTCGCTTTTCAACCCTTTTTAATTCAGCACTAACTGCAGAACGCTCTGCGAGGATCTGCATACGCTTCTCATTGGCCACATCCATAACCATTTCTGCCATCCCACTAGTATCGAAGCTTAGGTTACGTACTAATTCAGACACCAAGTTGTGAGCGAAATCAACATTGATATTCTTCCGATTCTTTCCGGTCGTATGGTAATAAGCGTATCTATTACCATTTCTAGATCTACTCTTACTCGCAGTCATCTTCTTAGATTCTTCAGAAAATAGCAAGCCTTTAAGATAGTACTCCGATCGTTGCTGCTCATCAAGCGTCCATGATCTACCTCTATTTGCACCCGGATTACCTTTCAAAATTTCTTGCATAAGATTATACTCACCCAAAGTAATGATGCCCTCATGCTTTCCTTTTACAATCTCTTCAGGCAAGAAGTTGTGCGCTTTACAGTGCACATATCCTGCATACACTATGTGAGTAAATATGTTGTAGAAGACATTCTTCTTAATTTCCAATCTATCCTTAAATTCATGGAATAACTCTCCTCTATTCTCACCTGCAATAAAGCGATCAACGATCTGTCTTACCAATGGTCCTTTTACAGGATCAGGAACCATCAACTTCCGATCATTACCTGATCTTGTTTTTTCGCCTGTAGCCACTCGAGTATAACCTACAGGAGTATTGCTCGTGAAGTAGCCATTGCGCTGCGCCTGTGCTATACCATTTTTAGTACGCTGACTAATGTTCAACGATTCAGAGTGAGCTGTAGTAGCGTACATTCCTAGGAAATTTGGCCACATGGATTGCGAGAAATCAATCAACTGATACACCGCATTCACTTCCACTCCAAGCTCAGCGAATTGACGAACAGTAGCAAAATGCATCTCTGTATTACGGCCGAATCTGTCCCACTTCTCAATGAACAAGTAATCCACTTGAGATTGGCTGCCTTTTTGACTTCTGCAGACATCAAAGATCTTCTTCAGCTCGTTACGATCAAATGTAGTTCCAGAGATCACATCAAAGTAAGTACCTACTATTTCACAACCCTGAGTGAAGGGGTGTGATTTAATTTGGTTGATTTGGTATTCGATGGAGTTTCCTGACTGTTGCTGTTCTTCGGTGCTACAACGAGCGTAGATGATTGCGTTCTTTTTTCTTTCCATAATTGCATAGCGTTATCGACTACTAAGGTAGCTAGTAATTTTTTAGTGGTTAGTATGTCGATTGGTTTACTCATTAGATGTTAGCAAAAATCTGCAGGCTTAGCTACCACTTTAAAAGTGTAAGCGAATACGGAAGGATTCTCATTCCAAGAACCTATTCCATTAATACTAAGCCACAATGTTTCAAAGCTTTCTTTAGCTGTTTTTACCGTAAAATTCCGTACACTATTATCCATGTAATTCTTGTATGCACTTGGCAACTCAAAGCCCGCCTGCTGAACAAAATCAACACCCTCAGCTTTTGAATCCTCTTCAGTTATATCCTTAAGAGGCTCTGTTCTTACTTCGGTTACTTCTAAGAAAATTCTAGCAGCAGGCTTAGGCATAAAAATCGAGGGCTTCCATTTCGAATCAATAGACCACCCATCAATACCTACATCAGCCTTATACAGATAGTTACCTTCAATATCTTCCACAAAAGTTTCTCGTACCCAAATAACATCTCCAACTTTATACTTAGGCTTTTGTAGTGGGTCTTTTACGATCCGTCTTGTCTGTATTTTTCTGCCCAATAATATTGCCTGAACCATATCAGTTTGGAATAGTATAGGCTTGTATTTAGTTTGATTTCCCATCTTACTTCAAGTTTTTAACTATTTCCTTCAATTCTTTATACTTCACTTCATTAAAATCCTTTTCATAAAAGCATTGAAAAGTTGGCTCTTCTGAGTTGATTTCAAATATTATGATGTGGTAATCTTTCATTTTACACTTAATATCATCTCTAAAAGTAGAATACGTCTCATAATCATAACGTTTAGGAAAACCCACAATAAATATGGGCTTTGTAGTTTGTTTTTGTTTTCCGTCAATTTCTATGTCTAATTCAAATCCCATCTATTTCAATTTTTGGTTGTTCTTAAATCAATTTCTCTAACAGGAAAAGATCTAGTCCATCTGCTAGCACGCATACCTTCTCGTTTAACCAAATACTGTATGGTTGGATGCTTTTCTTCCATTGTCTTTAAATTCATTATAGTGCTAAATCCCCATCTTACATTTAGAATTTCAAATTCAGTTGGTTCTAAAATCTTACTAGAGCTAAATAATGCACCGCTAAAAGTTGCCTTTTTCCCTATTAAATCCATGTACTTCTGTGGTATTCCCATCTCTTCAATTTTTAATTAGTGATTCTCTTTTTAAAACAAAGCACTTTTCCTGCTTAATGAATATGGCCAAGTCCTCTGCGTTGGTGTAATTAGTTAAGTGGTACTGCTCTAATTCTCCTTTTTGGTTTCTCAAGAAGTAGGGCATTCCTATTTTTCGTTTTCTTTCTGCAAACTCAAAGAAGGAGAAGTCCTCCATAGTTGCCGGATAAAGTCTCACTTGTACTATCATAACTGATGTTTAAAATGGTAAATCAGGTTGTTCAGGATTATCTCCTTTGGCTAATATTTCTTTAGTCGCTGCTGCATCTCCTTCAGGCATCTTCTCATAGTTATGCTCAGGACTATCGTCTCTCTCTAATTGAATCAGACCCTTCTTGGTCATCATATCGTAGTCGAATGCATAGCAGCTCTGACTTCCTGCTGTGCCGAATCTTTTTGATTTTACAAGGCCTATGAAGTAAGGTCTACTTTTGAAGTATTGCCGCAGCGTAGTTTCTCCTATTATATCTAAGCCTTCGCGCTTCTTCACTTCCTTATTATAGTGCTGATACACCGATTTCAGTCGTAGGAAGAGGATCCGATTTCCATCTTTATTTTCGTAGAGTGACTCGCTGCGCTTTTCACCCATCACCTTAAAGTCTATTGGTGCTTCTATGGCGAAGTCGGTATCCTTGTCCACTACTTTCTGCTCAAATAAGAAGGTAATAATGTTCCAGAATTCTGTCAATCCGTTACTATCTGCTATCTGATCTGAGTTGCCAATTATTAGATCCACACATAGTTTGGTTACCTCTTCGCTTGTAAAAGGAAAGTCGGTTATCTTATCCGATAAGATTCGGTAAGCTGTAAGCAGCATAGATACGTTACCGAAAATTCGCTCCTGGTACGTCTCTTTTTTGAGTAAGGTTTTCAATTCCCTTTCTGACTCAGCGTGCACCTGCGGTAGTCTTGTTTCAAAGTAAGTTCTATGCTGCACTAGCTCATTAACTAAGGAGCTTATCCCTGAGTTAGTCCAATTTAAAAGCTTAGTAAAGTTTGATTTCTCTTCCGGAGAGAAGTTTCTTGATTGGAAGAAGAGCGAAATGGTTCTCGTTCCTAATGCATTCTCCATTCGTGTTGGCATAAACTGTCCTGCATAATAGATGGCCGAGTTGATCTTATCATAGCTCGTTCTATTGGTGCCTACACCGTTTCCCTTTTCTCTTCCTATTCCGTTCCAAGCTCCCATCATTCCGTTGAAGACTTCTTCACGTACATTCCTGTCTTGGTATTCGTCGCAAAACTGTACGGTGTTGGTATTTCTGCTTAGTCTTCGGCTAAACCCTACGTGTGTGGCCTGAGTAAGATCTAGTGGTGGTAGTCGGTAATAGTAGAAATTCTGCAGTATCTTACCGAAGCCCGACTTACCACTATCTTTTTCACCAAAACCACCTAGCAGCGGAAATGAGTCATAGTTAGATAAGAACAGGTCTCTGAATACTGCAGCAAAGTTGAATAAGATGCCAATAATTCCTTTCTCTTGAAACACCAACACCATTTGATCCATCCACTCCTTAAGCGTAATGCTTGATTCCTTATAGACAAAGTATCGATCATTCTCGTAAAGATCATCCCCTTCTTGGTTATCTTGGTGCATTACAGAGAAGGCAGGAGAATAATAGTAATCTATCTTTTGATTGTACTCGCTATCTGTTTTATCAATACCTTCTAGGTGAATGATTCCGTACTTGTTTACACCCCTGAATTTATTCTCCCAATACACTCCATTTGCAAATGCGTAGAACCCTTTCTGATTCCACCCCATGGTTAGCAGCTCCAGAGCCGGTTCGAATTGCTCTTCAAATCGGTAGACGAACTTGTCGAAATGCTCCGTTCTAAATCCGTTGTGAGTCATGAACATAAAGCCTCCTATGCGAAATAGGTACTTTCTGAACTCATTAAAGTTGGCCAACATATCCGAGTCGAAGTCAATCAGCTTCTTCTTATTTCTCACGTTGGTAATTTCGCAGAGTCGCTTATTTTCTTTGTCTCCCTGTATATGGAATAGAGGCTCCATTTTAAAAGTTGTTCCTTCAAAGAAGTCATTGCTGTTGATCTTATGGAAGTAGTATTGATTGCCTACGGTTACAAATCCATGACCTTCCAAATATTCCTCCTTATCTGCACCATCAGGCAGCTGTATTCCTCTCATAGAAGGTTTACCGCTTTTTTCGTCATTCTCTCTCGCTTCCTGATCCCTTGCCTCTAGTTTTGCGATTTCATTCTTGACAACATTCACAGTTACCTTTATGGTCTTGGTTACCTGCTTAATGTACTCTGTTCGCTTTACCTCATTTCTGATTTTATAAAGAGTAGCTGATATCTCCGATACTGCATTCGCCTTTTTAAAAGGATCTATCTCTGGTACCTCTCGAAGTTCCTTGGCCATTTCAGATTTTATCCGAGCTATTTCATCGGCAATGCCTTTGTTGTTTTCTTTGGCCTCCTTTAATGCATCACCCTCTAGTCCATCAATATCGACTAGCTCATCCTTGATAAGTGATATCTGCATATTGGCAGTATCCTTTATTTCCTGAATGTCAGATTCATATCGCTCGCGCTTAAAGCTATACTGATCTACTTTCCAAAGTAGCGCATCCTTTTTATTACTGTCTATCCATGTTCCCATGTCTAGCTGTGCTCTGCTAAAGGTGTCAGGATCTTCTCCTTCAGGTAATATGCAAATGGAAACATTCAATCCAACTTCTAAGCAGATATCAATATCGCGAAGAGAAGCCTTTATTCCTGCAGCATCTCCATCTCTTAAAATAATAATCTCCTCTGCGTATTTCTTAATCAGCTTAGCTTGAATCTCAGATAGTGCAGTTCCTGATGTCGATACGGTATTATCGCAGCCATTTTGGTGCATGGCTATCACATCCGTATATCCTTCGGTTAAAATACAGGATCCCATTTTAGCTATACTCTGCTTAGCCTGGTATAATCCGTACAATACTGCTGACTTATCGTAAATAAGGCTACTTGGAGAGTTGATATATTTGAATGCTTTATCTAGCTGTTCATCGTTGCTTTGTCGGCCACCAAACCCTACCACAGCACCTTTATGGTTATGGATGGGAAACATAATTCTATCTCTAAATACATCGTAAGAATTATTATTCTTGGTTTTTGACAGCCCTAAATCTTTAGTGACTCCTAAAGTGCCATGCTCCATCGACCATTTAGTCAACTTATTGTCTATCCCGTTATAGCCGAGTTGAAAGCTTACAATACTATCCTCATTAAATTCCCGATCGGTAAGCATTTGTTTTGCCCAATGATCATCAGCAAGCTTTCGATAAGCGCCAACAAATCCTCTGGCAGCAGTCTCCGATACTCGGTACATTTCAGCCTTAACATCCACTTGGCGCTGCATCTCAGGAGATAACTGCTGCTTATCCATGAATATGTTATGGATCTTAGCAATAATCTCTACTGCTTCTATAAAGTCTACCTTGCGAGTAAGCATTATGTACTTGATACCATCTCCTGCTTCTCCGCAGCCAAAACATTTAAAGATCTGCTTTGCCGGTGATACTACGAATGAAGGAGTTTTCTCGTTGTGTATCGGGCAGCAACCTTTATAATTACTCCCTTCTTTTTTTAAATCGATGCTATCCTGTATGGTGGTTACAATGTCGGCTTCTCGTACCCGATCTATGCTTGAGTCTGTGTATCCCATTAATATTCCTCTTTCTTTTTGTTGTCAGTAATTTCACTATCAGCTGCATCAGCCATCTGTCGCAACCTGTTTATTCGCTGCTTGATTTCTTCTTTGTCAGCACCTACTTTTCGCATTTCCTTCTTCAGCTCATTAATCATGTGTATGTGCGATAAGTAGGCTTCCTTTAATAGGGGTGTGGATGTTATGATCATTTTTCACAGGTATTTATAGGTTCTTTTTCAATGTCAGGCCATTCTAACTTGGTTGTAATCATAGCACCTGAATAATATTTCATTGGATACTTGTCCTCTATTTTATCAAGAATCTCTTTTCTTTGCTCCTTATCCATACCTGTTATATTCTTTTGATAGAAGATATCTCCTCTATTGTATGGCCTTTGCCGAACAACTATGTACTTAAATTGCTTTCCCATCTCTCTACTGTATTAAAAGGTTCCAAGAAGCTACAACTAGAAGTGCTGTTATCAATACTGACATACTTAGACCAATAGCAACTGTTATCTTAAGAATCACCCAATCGATATCTATTTTTTTTATTTTTTTCATGGGTAAAAATTGTTAGCCCATACATCTTGCTTTGATGCCTGAGTCGGTTTAATACTAAAAGCTTCATTCGCTATTCTTTCCTTTACATGCATTCTAGCATTCATGGTAAATGCCTTTACCTTTTCTTTATCCTCACCTATTATGTAAGTACTGTGCTCTAGTAATGCTTCTAACTTAAATTTGTACTCAGCATGGCTAGCACAGGAGCTAAGATTATCTCCTTCTCGCTCTACTATTCCTAAGTAATAATAATCTACCTTCTTATGCTTTATGCATATGGGATACACGAAGTGATATCCCATTGCAATCATTGTATTAATATTCTTGCTCATCTTGTACCTCCTCTTTTTTTTCATGAATAGTTACTTCGGCTATCAACTCTTTATTCAGGTCAAGGCGCTCTATCAGCTCCTCTTTTGTGAAGTATGATCGAGTTGTCATTGTTATTTCCTCTATTTGGCTTGGGTAGTTAAATCTTATTGTTATGCTGTACATGGTTAGTTAATTTATTTGGCTCAAAGCCGTTACTACTTTATCTCTATGCAGGTACCATTCTAGGTTAAGTGGCGGATAGATTCCTGCTTCCCTTTCTAATTCTCTAAAATCAACTAGGTCTTCTTTTTTGCTAAGCTCTTCTTGTAGCTTGCGAATATCATTATCAATCATCCTAACCTCACTCTCTAAGTCTGATATTTGACTTTCAGCTTCCATCAGATCTTGCTTATGTTCATCTAATAGATTATTGATAAAATCAGTAAGGCTGTCAGCTCTGTAAAGGCAATCTTGCCATCTACTGCAACCTCTACTTCTATCTATTGCTTTTTCTATTGGTATTTTCCACTCTGCTTTCATATCAGTTAATTACTTTATGTTGAATAGCTTTTTTAATTAGGGATACTCTAGTCTGCACGCCTACAGCTTTAAAAAGGTTATGCTTATGGAAGTCTAAAGTTTTGGTACTAATGCCTAGCTCGTCTGCTATGGCTTTATCTGGCATGTCTTTTCCAATAAGGTCTATGATAGTAATCTGCCGATCAGTGAGAATGTGATCGTCAATGTTTAAGTTTTTGCTGCTAAAATTCAAGCTTGGGCAGTTTTGCTTATCGCGATAATTTTCTGAAGAGGATAATTTGCCATTCGCAATATCAGGAGTACCATCTACCTCTCCGTACATGTAGTAGGTATATATTTCTACTTGCCGCTGCTCATTATCAGTAAGGCTTGAGATATAATCTACTGCTTTATCATCTGCTTGATAAGCGGATTTTAGGAGGTCATAAAATTTAGTTGGTAGATCCTTGAAGTAATGGTTAGATCCATTCTGTAACCATAGCACCTCTTTGGTTTTTCTGATACCAATAAACTCTATATTTGAGTCGTTTGGCATTACACCGGCAATTTGCTCCGATGGGGTAAAATCTGTAATTTTGTTACTGTTAATCATTGGTTGTAAGAATTAGTGATTAATGAAAAATTAATCCTGCAGTGTCCGCTGCGGGATTTTTTATGTGTTCGGGTCTGTTAAGAATTGGTGGCAAGCATATGTTCTACCTCCTATTCTTACACCTTTAGCCAGACCGATATAAATTCTACTTAGTTTAAAGCCTTCTTCCAGGTCTTGAATCTTTAGTGGCTTAATGCCTTTCATTCGTAGAACAGTAGCGTAAATATTATACACTAGTGAAAGCGGTATGGATATTTGATTACGATCTGTCAAGCCAGGTATCTTGCTTTTCTCTTTTAGATAATGCACTCCATTTCTTAAGGTATCATCTTCAGCGCACTCATTGATTACGTTCCAGAATTCTACCAATTGCTTAGAGAGTATTTTGTTCTTATCATCATCGTACTTTTTGACGATGGCTCTCATTTTTTCAATTTCTGCTGCTGTATAATCCATGTTATATATTGTTTAGTAATAAATCACGCTTCTTTTCTTCAGCCTTTTTTATGGTTACTAATTCGAAGATGGCAGCTTCTATTTCTTCATGGCCAACGATGCCATTCATCACTTGGCGAATGAAGGCTCTACTATGTGGTGTGCCATTTTTAGTAGTTATTCCCTTTTCTTCTAAGTAAGCTGCCACCTTTCGGCTGTAGCTAATACCAAGTAGGCCAAGTATCTTTTCTTTTTGTGGTGGTAGTATCATGGATATTCCCTATTTGTTTAATTAAATTTTTACTGTTACTTTACTTACGATTTACTTACGCAAACATAGTAAAAGTTTTCCGTACATACGGAAAGTTTTTACCAATTATTTTTACTGTTGAAAGAAAAACTTAGACAATACGCTGACTATAAAAATATTAGTCATAGAAAATTTTCACTCGATTTGGGTAAGTCTGATAAATTTATAGATACTCAAGGGAGCTTAAATAGTGAAATATTACCTGTAATACGGAAAGTTTTTCCCGACTTAAACATGAATTGGTTGCTTTTCGATGAGGGCGAAATGATCAAAACTGCTCCAAACCCGACTGAGGTGGTGGCATCAGTACACGAAGATTCTCCTACTTATGGAAAGGACTACAAACAGTTATACCTTGAAGCGCTAGAAGAGAATCGAGAACTGCATAAAGAAAACAAGTCTTTGCTCAAGCGCATTGACTCATTCAAAAAACCTAGTCAACAAATTTCTATTGAATCTAAACTAACTGAAAAAGAATGAAAACGACATTAATTGTACTATTTTCTGCATTTATGCTTACTTCAAAAGTTCAAGCGCAGATTACTAAAATAGAAAGCCAAAAAGAAGTAGAAATAGGTAAAGTAGGAGCCATGGGATCCACTACTATCGCCTGCACTAAATACGGAGATAGTTTATATGTGTTCTCGTTTAGAAATATAAAATACCAGACAATTATAGAATTCGATTCATTTTCATTTTATGATAAAGACCAGGCTTTTGAAAATCTATACTCAATTATAATTGAAGGTTTTGAAAAGATCCCTGAAGAAGATATTGCAATAGAAATACCCGATGGCACTTTGTATCTTCATTATGTAAATTCAATGGGAGTAACGTCAATTCAATTTTTATACTATGAAAACGGAGTATTCTCTAATTCAGCATTCCTAACAAAAAGACAAGTACTAAAACTATTCGGTAAGAAATGAGCAAGGATAAAACCAATATAAAGGTAACCATTACTGAGAATGAAGATGGACCACTAGCTAAAGCTATAGAACACGTAATTAAGGAAGAAAAAAAAAGGAAAAAATGAGCGATGATGAGATTATAGATGCAGTACTAAATGAAGTTATTAAGACTCAACAGAACAGCCTTTTCTTAGATCTTTTCATAAGAGATAACTTTAAAGATTTAGATAATCGTCATTGGAGAATAATTCTTCAAAAAATGTTGGATTTTGATATAGCCGATAATCCTCACGAATTTAGTGTAATAAACGCTACAACAAAAGGTAGGTTAATAGTAGAAAGTGGAGGATGGTTGGCACATTTAAAAAGTCTTGAAGAAGAAGCCTTAGCAAAAAAAGAAAGAGAGGATTTTCAATTCAAAAAGGAAAAGCTAGACTATAAACTTGCTGAAGAGATGTTGGCAGATTTTCCAAAAACTAAACGAAGAGCCAATATAGCCACTTTAGCAGCAATTGCCGCTATTCTATTTCAAATCATCGATTGGATATTCTTTTCCGCTAACTAACCACCAAGCTAATGGTACTCGTACTTGCTCCACCTTCTGAATTAGTAACAGTAAGCTTAATGGAGTATGTTCCTGAAACATTTACAAAGCCTAGATTACTAAATCGAGTAATGGAATGAGCAGAGTCTTGTGCTACAAATGTACCACTAGTACCTCCTCCAGGAGAGCTTATAACTTCCCAAGCATAGAATAGATCTAATCCATTAGGATCTGATGATCCATTGGCATAGAAAACAATACCAAAAACTGCAGGTCCACCTGGAGAATTACTTGCCGTAGCATTATAATTAATCTGGTGATTAATCGAACCATTGGCATTGGTAGAAGGAGTAATTATCACAGTAGGATTCTGTGGTATTACATCATCATCTCCACTTTCATCTACTGCAATATTAAAAGTAGGGTGCGATTTGATCTTAAATAGATCAAGATCCACTCGCTCTACTAATGTATTGATCGGTGTTCTATTAATCTTCTTGATCATAAACTCATTGTCGTAGATCCATATCTTGGAGAGTGTATTCAACTTTAGGCTGATATGTATGGGCAGATTGATCGTCTGTCGGTAGTCCTCACCGTTTAATTGCTGATAGTACCACCCACGCAAATACGCAGAGATAAATCCTATTCGAGAAAAGCTAACGTTACCCTGCGAAGCCAAAGGATTACCATATTGATTGCTATCATAAAATAAGATAGAGGTCCCATCTTGATCTTGAACGTTGGCACCAAAGCCAGATGATGTAGGTTGATTATAGATTATCGGCAACGGCTCTAGAGCAACCGACTCATCGGCAAAGCCTAAACCATCGGAAACTACCTTGGCAGATTTGTCTAAGTAAATTTTCTCCCCATTATTAAATTCAATTCGAAGGCCAGTATTTAGGTTTAATTTTCGCTCCACATTTCGCTCAGCGTAAGCTGATAGATCTATGGGCTCTTGATTATTAATGTAAGAGCTATAAAAGTCGAAGTACACCACCTTATTGGTGGTATCGAATACAGAGCTTAATACGAATGTATCCTTATACTTGGTAATAAATTCGCCTACAGTAATATCAGGAAATAGCTGATTCACGTTGATATTATTATGGTACAGCGGTCGCATAGTACCTTCAATCTTATAGTCAGCATCAATGCTCGAATGAACAGCGTCTAAGCAAAATGCCTGAATAAGCAGCTTACCACCTGCTTTATTTTTTTCTACATGAAATTGAAATTCCGTATTCTCGGAATGCTCACCGGGTTCGTTGGTAAATCCCAAGCCACCTACCAATTTGTTATCCCACAATATGCGCATAAACATAACACCACCATTAGTATCAGGGATGGTATAACTCAAATTAATCCCCATGGTGTAAGTGCCATAATCATTGATCACAATTTCTTGGCGGTATTCTCTATGATTAGGTGGATAACCTACCGCACTAGTACTGTGGAGCATTAATGTAATGTCGTCGGTTAAATTAAAAGCATCATTGGTGTAATAGATATTGTTCTGATGATACATCAGTGCTTTCTCAATAACCGTAGAGCTGTGGAAATCGCCTGCAACGGTATAGCCAATTTGATCAAAGATGAATCGAATTATTTCTTTGATGTACACAAACGGTCTAATCTCATTGCGCAGGTATTTTTTAAAAATAAAGTTAGAAGGATCTAGATCTGTCTCTGATATTCTATTGCCCTGCGTGTGATTGACGAACGGAACATACGTACCCCAATCATAATCGCGGTAGAGTTCAGGCGCATATATCCTCGGAAAATTTATTAATGTATTGGGGTAATCCTTTACAATCGTATCCTCTGCATAATCAAAAATATCATCACCACAATCGATACTTGGCCAAGGCAGATCCTTTAGGTTGACATCAAATATGGAGAGCTCGTCAAAATCATAATACACCACCAACCGAATAGTAGATTTAATAGATACCACCATTAGTTCTGCATCATACACTTTATCGTTCTTAAACAGCTTACCCTTGACAAACTTATTACTACTCGTAGAATGGTGCGAATAAATGAACTCGAATAAGTCGAGAGTGTTTCGCTCCTTCTTCACATCAAATGGAAAGGAGTATTTCTTGATCAGGTCTTTGACAAAGAAACTATTCTCTTCGGAAAACTTTACCCTTAAGTATGTAAGATCTAACTTAAATGATTCGGTTTGAAAAATTGTCATTGGTAGCTTTTTTGAATTTAATTTTCTCCGCGTAAATACGCTCTCTTGATGTGTATGGGCTTAACTTTTGTGTTCCATTATTAACCAACGGAATGAGCTTGCTGCCGTCGATTAAGTATTTATGGTACGATTTAATCAGCTCGCGCAGCATGCTATACTTTGCTTTATCGTGAATAAAACCGGTACTAAACTCTATGGGCATCGATTCAGAAAACTCGGTCTCCTGCATCAAGTCCACGTTGTTATTGACGTAGGTGTCTTGAGCAGTACGTATTTGCTCTGAAAATTCTGCACTACCGGTCATCTCTATCACCGATAAGGTGCTGTGAATATTTTGATACGCCAATAAGTGATGATCTACTTGGGTAGGCATCAAATAAATATTTCCCAAATCGATATTAGAGGTGGCAGTAAAAAAAACTTTTAGCCCGTATAGATCCACTTCAGGCGCTATAATATTGCGCATAGGAATGGAGATGGTATGCAGGTAATAACTATTAGGTCCTGATACTATATTAATAACACTACTGCCAGAAGGCTTATTAATCTGAACAGATCCGGGCAAAGCATTGCTTAGAAAAGTATAGGTAAGCACTGCCTGACTACTCGCGAATACTGTTTGAGCAGCATTTAGCAGCACCCTACTACCATACTCTATATCGGTAATTGGCAATGGAGTAATCATGCCTGTTACCATATAGAACTCTACATCTTCGAGTCCTCGAGAATCTCCTTGATCAGGATTTACTACTAAGACTCTAACCTTTGCCATGTCGTAGGAACGCAATTGCACTCCATTAGTAGCAACGGTAGGCTCTTCCCAAGCGTTGGTAATTATACTGTGCACATAATGAGAAATAGGAAATTCCACATTGAGCTTGTAGAAAGGTATTTCAAATTCGTGCGTCCACACTTTGGTGTTGTAGGTTACTGTTAATTGAATTGTACACACTTTTAAGGGGCTATTGGGTGGAATCTCCACCAACACCTTTTTATCGTCAAAGGTGCCATAGATGTAATCATCTTGGTAGTCGCCAATGTATCTTATTTCAGTACTCATTTTCTTGTATTATTAAGTATCGATTCGTGTTCGGTATCAATTTCTTTTTGCTGCATAAAACTTTCATAGTCGCGAACTACATAAGCTTTAATGCCATTATCAAAATGGCTATTCAGTCTGTTTACTGATTCTAGCAACTGCATAGTTACCATAGAGGTATCAGAAGCTGGAGGCTGAGCAGCTGCAGAAGTAGAATTACTAGAAGAAGTTGAAGAAGTAGGACCGCCTTCGTAAAATTGGCCAAGCTTTTGTTTTCGCTCTTTTTCTAGCCATTTAAGTGTAGGCGCATAAGTAGGATCTTTGGTCATAAATTCGGGAGCTACCCACTCATTTTTGTGCACGACTCCGGTAACACCTCCATACTCATCATCGAAGAGGATTTGATCTCCGGTATTACCACCATTGTAAAACTTAACCGGCACACCTGCTATCTTGTTAACCGTAGCCAAACCACTAGCTAAAGTAGTAGCAGTAGCGATTCCTTTTGAAGCGGTATTCATTGGCTCAGGAAGAACAGCAGGAGCTTTCCACACCTCAGTAACACCTTGATAAGTATTAATAGTAGCCTGAGCAATACCTGCAGCTTTACCTGCTGCAGTATGTTCTCCTAATAATTGAGCAATGTTTCCAAACATTTGAGAATATACAGCGACTTGTTGCCTTGTAAGTAGCTCTTTTCTTTGAAGCTCATCCTCATCAGCTTTCTTTTGTTCCTTCTTTAATTTTTCATCAGCTTTTTTCTTTTCAGCTGTAATCTTATTATCAGCAGCTTTTTTCTGCAGCCTAAACTTTTCTTCTACAGCTGCAATTTCTTCTTGTGTGGCGCCCTTTAATCGGAGTTCTTCTAGCTCTTTATTTCGCTGTATCTCTAGTTCTTGTTCTGCTATCCAACGTAGGCGCTCGAATTCGAGTTCTACTTTTTCCTCTTCCGTTTCAGCGTCTAAAATCTCCTGCTCCAAGCGCTGATTCTCTTCTTCCATTTCATTCTCAGCAAGCAGCTGCTTCAATCGCTTCTTAGATTCGAGTATAGCTTTATCTTTAGCGGTAAGCCCATCAGAATCTACTACTGAAGAACCACCACCTGCGGGAGCACCCGAAACTCCGCCTGAATTGTTTGCACCTCCTGCTGTAGTATTGGTGGTTGTATCTTCTGCTATAAAATCATCTAATGAGAATCGCTCTGCTTTATCGTTACCTGAGAAGGCATTAAAGATATCAGTGGCATCTCCAATGGCTTTTTCTTTTAATCGGCCAAAGCTCTCCCCGATACCATCCACGGCCTGATCTAACCCTTCTTTAATCTTAGCAGGATCTAGTGTGAATATTCCTTCGAACACTGTACCTACGGCTTTAATCTCACTCCAGAGTAATTGAAGACCCTCACTAACTATGCTAAAGCTGAGCGTGGAAGCCTTGCCAATTAAGGTAAGGATGCCTGAAAAAACCTGCGACTCATTATTGAGGTCTACAAACCAATTGTATAGATCTACTCCACCTTTTAGGATTTTTATAATCGTCTCAGTGGCGAACAACTTCCCTTTTTGGATCCACATATTAAACCCCTTGCTGCCAGATGCGAAGAGCTGCGTCTGTACCAAGTTGAGTTCTTTATTGGCCTCAAGTTGTTGCTTCTGCAGCAACTGAATATCAGTCAGTGGTTTTTTCTGATCATTCAAAGCCTGGTTAACTGCTTTGAAAATATTGAGCGCACCACCTGCATCTTCACCTGCACCTTTGAATAAATCTGCAGTAAGTAGCTGTGCCTGCTGAGAGTTTAACCCTATTCGCTCGGCTTCTCCAGATATTTGAGCCAAGGCATCTTTAGCAGTAATGGATCCATCACGCAAACCGTCCAATAGTTTGCCGGTAAACTCGGGACCAAAAGCATTCTCTAATGCTTCGCGCGCAGCAGGAGTTTGCTCGGTGATGGCCAAGTTGAATTCCTTAATGGCATCGGGCAGTTTATCTGAATAAATAGAAAGATCGATACCGGCATTGACAATGTCAGCAAATTCGGTGGCTGAAAATCCTGCATTCTTAAACTGAACAGGATATTCTTTTAATGAATCGAGAAACTCTCCACTAGTCAGCTTACCGCGAATAGCGCCATCCTCTATAATGTCGAATGCTTCTTCATAAGAAATACCGAATCCTTTAGCCAACGACTTAGCCGATTCAATCGACTCCTTTACATCTACATCGAACGTATTGGAGAGTTCTTCTGCTCTAATTCTTATCAAATCCACAGCATCACCACTTTCCTGCGTAAGATCACGAACAAGCTGATTGGTCTTTTCAATTTCTAAATTATAACCAACCCATGCCTTCACTCCTAAACCAATGCCGGTAACAGCAGTAAGCGCAGCGCCTAGAGGTGTAGCGATAAAGGAAATAGCCGCTTTGGTAATTCCTTTAATGTTACCTGCTATCCCTTTTAATCCTTCAGAAGCTTGAGATAGGTTACCAGATAAAAATCCCGAGATTACATTATCCCAATTGCCGCGCGCCTCTTCAAGCACGTTATTAGTATTATTGACTTCGTCCTTCAGGCTCTTGTATTGATCTCGAGCTTTATGCAGCTCAGCAGATTTCTTAACAAATTCATCGGTGCCGGGCGTTAGCTTCTTGATGTCTCTATTCAACTTACCCAATTCAGAACCTACACCTTGTAGGGTGTTAGCTACCTGCTTTCCGTTGATCTCAATGGTGAGATTAAATTTAGTATCCTTAGCCATTTTGCTTATCAATTTTAAAGATCATATTCTGAAGCTGCACTGTGATCGCTCTAGTTCTAGTTTTGGCCAAACCATCCTCTAGAATTTTAAGCGCCCCTGAATTTTTATAGATGTCATCGAAATAGGACTGACTGCCCAAGCTCGGTTTTGCCTGCTTAAAGGTGTTACCTGTTTTTGAATGCGTTCTTAAGTAGCGCGTATTATCAGCGATTACGCCAAAATGATGCACAAAGCCTACTCGATTACTCATAAATTTAAAGCCGAGTAATCGGTGCTCACCCATTTCGGGCTTGATGTAAGTAGCATCGATGATAGGTTTGCGCTCGTGCTTGTTTCGCTTAGACCTACCTTTTGAGCCTTTATTACGAATAGTAATATCAGAAGACCTCATTTTTTGATGAACGTAAGAAGTAGCTGCATCAGCAGCTTGCTGTGCAATTCGTTCTTCTTCTGCCTTTATTTTACTTGAATCGTTGCTTGCCATTCCGATTAATTATACAGCTAATTTCGGAGATGGTGCAGCCCTAAAATAGGACACAAAAAAACCTAAGCAGATCTGCTCAGGTTTTAAATTATTATCTTTAATTCATGGAAAGTATAACAGAATGGTATGAGGTAGTCTTTTTGATCATCCTAGCTATAGCCGGAATAGTACTACAAGATAAAGTGAGGAAACGCTAGACAAAATCATCGTGAACAACACCATGCTCATTTAGCCATGCATTAAATTTATCAGCATCACCAATAATCACCATATTGGTAAAATCAGTACGTGAAGTACATTCAATTCCTATGTAATTACTTATCGTTCCATTTTCTTCTTTGCGTTCAAAGTCCCACACCACTTCATCAGAAGTTTTCTCTTCTTGGAAGTATGCATCGTAATTAGTTATGTATCCGTATTTTCTCATAATTCCTATTATTAGTGTGCTACCCAATATGTTCCTGTAAATCCTGATAGTGTACCGTTAACTTGATCTAAACCTTCATCCAGAAGAACTGTATCAGATCCTGAGCCATTAAAACGATAGTAACGTCTTAATTTATCTGCTTGATAATTACTTGCAAAATCACCGTTACCCTCATTATATAAGTTAACGATTTCCTCATCTGTTAGAATTCCATACCATATAGCCACCTCGTTTACTTTTGCTTTACTGTAATTATTGGCAGTAGTCATAGAACCAATTTCAAAGAAATTCCCAACACTTCCAATAGAAGTGGATGGTTCAGGTGCTATATAATCATAACCAATGTATAGTCCGTTAATGTATAATTTTAGTCTTGTTTGGAATGGCTCATAGCCATCAAACAATATAACTAGATGTGCCCACTCATCGTAGTTATTAAATCGAGTATTATTATAAGTTTCATAGCTACCAACACCGGAACCTGTTTTTCTATTCAAAATTAGCAATCCATTACTGTTAGCTGAATTTCTAACTAACCCAAATATATTACTAGGGCTCTCACGCATTCCAATCTGAAAATCGCCACCAATAAGTGGTATATTTACCCACATTGACATTGATAGGGTTGTTCTACCATTGGCCAAAGTACTATTAGGAAAAGTAACCTTATCATTTATACCATCAAAGCTTAATGCGTTACCAAAAGAGAATGCAGCAGAGGGTTTCTCCCAAACCACATTATTTCCATGGTGAATTTTAAGTAATTGCTTACCGTTGCGCTCGGCACCTAAAAATTTCTTTCCGTTTAATTCCATTAGTCTTCAAATTCTAAATACAAACGAGTGATTACTTTATTCGTTATAGCTGCCAACTCTGTAGTTGTTACCGGTACTGCATCAGTAATTGTTAAGGTCGGCCCTGCAAGCATGGTCAATTTAGTAGCCATCGCTGTATTAAAAGCACTACTTTCCACCTTAGCGGCCAATGCAGTCGAAAGTCCTGCAATATTGCTAATCGTCAAATTGTCAAGATCATCTTTATTTTGCTCAATAAAGTCAACCACTTCTTGCAGCGTATCTAGTGTAGTGGTATCGCTCGTCAACAGCGTATTGATGGTATCTATCATACCCTTCAACGCTTTACCCTGCGCTGCTGATAGCGGCTTATTGGTTAAGTCGCTGTCTAATGCATTCACAATGTCACTAAGCTGCACACGCAGTGCTATTGCAGCAGTGTTGCTATTCACTGTGGATTGCAGCGTATTGAAATCACTTTGACTAGCCTTAGCAGCCAATGCACTCGAAAGGCCTGCAATATTGCTAATGGTTAAATTATCCAAGTCATCTTTATTCTGCTCTATAAAGTCCACCACTTCTTGCAGCGTATCTAGTGTAGTGGTATCGCTTGTCAACAATGTATTGATGGTATCTATCATACCCTTCAACGCTTTACCCTGAGCTGCTGATAGCGGCTTATTCGTCAGGTCGCTGTCTAATGCATTCACAATATCACTAAGCTGCACACGCAGTGCTATTGCAGCACTGTTTGCCTGAATGCTTGCAGCATTAGCATCTATCTCAGTTGCATGATCATTAAACGTGTCCCTGATCTGATTAATTTCAGTGAAGGTTAATTTTTTATTTGCCGGCACTTCAGGTAAATCCTTACCTAGTATTTTATTGGGCCAATTAATTCTATCTGCTGCCATAACTATTAACTTAATTCCATATCTAATTCATAACTCATGCCTTCAATCTCCGCAGGTGTTAAATCTTTCCACTTGCTATTATCTATCATTAAAGGCACTTGATTTTTTAACGTCAATTCGCATCGGTAACCATACAACTGATCGGTAAAGAGTGGTCCCACTTTTATAATGTTGAAACTACTCTTATCAACCAACCCATAGAGCCAATTCTTTTCACCATCTATTCTTGGAATAGCAGCATCATTGATTATTCTTTCCTCAATATCAAAGCATATCTGCTGACAATAATCAAGCACAGCATTCTGCGCAGCATAACTGTCTAATTCACCTGTATTATTATTGGGCTTCCCTAATACAGTGAATGCAGTAATATTGGCGTGAAAGGTTTTAGCAGCATCGCCTGAAGGTTTAACTTCTACCGGATCTACGAAGAGAACAGGCAATTCAACACCTGACCGAAGGGATCCCTCAACCTCATGCACATTCCATCGGTAATGATCATTTACCTGAACATGATTCTCTGCTAATTGCTCTAAGTAGCCTACTATTTTTAAAAATGAAATTCTAGGCATCGGGATTTAGTTTAATTTGCTCCTCGTATTCGCTTAAAAAAGTGTACACGTTGGTATCCTTCGTTTCTATGTAGTTTCCAAATTTGCCACCTGAAAAGTGCAGAACCACTTTACCAAAGCCACTAGTGGTAGGTACTTTCTTTTTCTTTGCATCTTTCTTTGGTTTCGGAAAAGCAATGGGAAACTGCGCCACTAAATGAGTTCGATTACCTTGGTAACAGATAAGCACTGCCAATAATGTAGGGATGCTTAATCTACTCATTGCCGAAGCCCTACTATCTAGTTCTTGCTTATCAAATGGCACACGCTTTCCCTCATCATTCTTCTCGCGATAAAGTAATGCAGCTAAATACTGTAAGTATTCGAAGTTCTTAGTTCTGCACCATCCTAAGAATAGATCGTCGGCATGGGCGAATTCATCAATAGTAAAATTAGACAGCCTGTCTGCAGGTGGAAATAACTCTTCCTTTTTTAGCCAAATTTTAGTCAAAAAAGTAGTCAAACCAAGCTCATCACTTAGCCATGGATAGTATTTTTTGATCTCATCTAAACTAGTGGAGTAGATCAATACGTTTAGCTTGATTCGTTTCCACAGATAAAACCAACGCAAATTCATTAACGCTTTGAGAATCATAAAATCAAAGTACTTTCCGGTTAATTCTGAATGTAGAATTAAGGAAATACGCTTCAATTGACGATCAGAAAGCTCATTCCACGATTGAGGTATTTTGATTTTTATCGGCACTATTTTCTAAGATTAGCAATGAATGAAGTAAGCATGCTTAACGGATTAGACAATTTTTGTCCAAAACTTAAAATCTGATTGAGTAATATGATAGCAGCAATTACCCAAACATACCATGGTAGCTGATTTACTTTTTTACTAACATAAGAATCCACTTCTTCAGCTGTAGATTTATTTTTGATCAACTTACTATCTGAGGTAGTGGATTGGTTGACGGTTTCTCCAATAGCAGCTTCAAAATTTAACTGTCGACTAAGTAAGTCGTAGTAAAGCGTATAAGAGTTATCGCCTGACGACTTGGTTGTATTCAATTTTGAAAGGATCTGATCAACCTTATCATTAACTGCACTATCGAATGAAGAATCGGTAGACTTTGCCAATGGAACAGGCAAAGAAACTTTATCTGCTATCGGCTTATTAACAACAGTTAGAGCAGTACTGTCTTTTTTTATTGCAGTAGTTTCGACAGTAGTTTTCTCCACCGACTTTTCACTTACTTTTTTGGAGCCAAGGCAGCCAAATAAAGTGGCAGTAACTAAAATATAAATTACTAATCTAATCATGGATCTATAATTTCAATAGTGGTTTTTTCTACGCCCATAAGCGCATCATGGAATTTATCAAGACTCGCTCTACTATTCGTTACATCGTAATAACCATCAGCGTCCATATCAAGCAGGCGATCTCCGGGAGCAATACACCCATTTAATTGATGCCAATAATTACTCGCGTGAACTTTACATTCCGAGCGATTTGGAACATCCTTCAATTCATAGAGCTTTCGTTTAAATCGTGGAGAGTATTCATAAACTAAAGGATATACACCGGGAGGAACGTTAGACACATTACGCTCATTATTCCGATCACCTCGCTCAATACATACAGTTGCAAATATGGGCTGACAATTTTCATTAATCACAGATAGTATACCCGTTGATTGATTGTCTGATTCCCACATACGTCTTAGAATAACTCTTTTCATGACTTATTGTAAAATTTATTAATTCTGAACTCTAGGATATTCTCTACAATGGTAAATATTGGCGCTTTCTTCCCGAAAATATGCTCTGTATTATCTCCAATACTTTTAAAATCGTGGTACCAAAATATCGCCACCGGAGCCTTCAACAACAATTCACTTGTAAAACCAATAGCTCCTCCTAAAAAGCCTGTAGAATCGATAGTAATCAGGTGCTTGATAAAAAATAAATAACCAAGCAATGTGACACACTTAAAGAAAGTGAATTGAAGTTTAGTGGTTTTAAACTTTTTCAAGTTGTAAATCTTAATCTCTTTGCGATACTCAGGAGAAGAAGGATCTAACTCATAGGACCTAACAAGTGCTTCTTTTGATTCTTTAATTGACCTGCGTACTCCAAAGTAGGCGTCGACTAATACATTTAGTATCACTAGAAATAGCAGTAGATTAGGAATGCCAAAGAAATTAATATTCAAAAGCTCACCAACTAGCTCTACAACTCCTGTAAGAGCTGTAGTAGTAAGCACAATTACTCCTTTTGTGTCGATGGCCATATCTAGTGATCTCTTAACGTATATATAGATTGGATTGAAGTACATTTCAAAGCAAGTTTTCATATCATGAATTATTTAGCTGCTGATTAATAAAGCATTGAATAGCAGCTTTACACACCATATCAATATAATTGTAGTTAAGCGACTTTTCGCCTAGCTTGCTAGTGTGAACTGCATCAGGAAGAATCTCCTCCACTTCCTGAGCAATAAGTCCTGCACTCTTAACTTTTCCGCTTGACAGCTCATAAAAGCTAAAGTTTAATTTCTTAAAAACTTCTAAAGCCATAGGACCATCAATAGGAGTAATATTTTGTTTCAACCGTCTGTCAGAAGTTTGAGTAAGTGTGGTGCAGGTGATGGTACCAACTACTGTAAGATCATGAGGTATGGTTATTCTTTTTAAAGAGATACCACCATACTGTCGAATATCATTAGAAGACTCTCCTGCTAAATGATTCAACAACAGCCTTACTTTTACATAATGAACTCCTTTTCCGTTGGAATCATTATAAGAAGTATGAGTAGTAGGAATCGTGAAGTATTCTGAATACTTATTCCAATCAGATCCATCAGGCAATTCATTATCTGCTATCGAGTAAACCGTACCGTTATTTTCGCCAATCGGCTTCTTATCTGCATCATACATCTCAAGGCCATAATAGATACTTTGCTCATTATCGCCCGATATATGCCTAGCATACATTTCACCATATAACTTCTCACCGGGCTTTACCGGAATAAAGTCTGATTTTATGGTAAGATACTTCTTAGTATGAATAACTTTTGCACCTGCAAAGCCTACAACATCAGGAGTATTTCTATAATCATCACTCGTAAGCGTTGCCGTTTCTTTAATAGTAAAGCCTTGATCACTGATATTATCGAAAGATCCACTATTGATAATCTTGGTAAGATCAAAGAGAACTTGATCTGCATAACCTGTACCTTCAATTGGATTATTAATCACAGGAGATTCGCCACCAAGATTATGCTTTAAAACCTTATCTCCTCCTGCATTATTAAATTGCTGCTCTAAGGTTGCAAGATCTTCGGCATTTTCTTCAATATCAGATTTCAACTGCTCATCATTATCAATGAGCTTGAGTAAATTAGTTCTAAGACCATCCCCTTGACCATCGTTAGGCGAAGAGCCTACATTAAAATTTTCTTTATTAGTGTATGCCATGGTTAATCAATATCGCAGGTTATATCATTTCGATCGCAGGTAATCTTATTAGAATCTGACTTAAAGAAAATTACAATTCCATTTAATCCCCTTTTCAATGATGTATAAATTCTTATCATGATTCAAATATCAACCGATTCGTCAATTTAAAATAGGACAAAGACTACATCGAAACTACCGACTTTGAGTTGTACAAAATTGGACTAGCAGAAGACTCGTTAACTTCGAATTCTTCAAACTTCTGCAGATTCAATTTGATCTTATCTACAGCCATTTTTAAATATTCCTCACCTTCAATTTGCTTATTCTTCTTGGTTCTAACTAAGAATTCATTCACTTTTAGGTTGATATTAGTAACCGTTTTCTCATACGGCAGTTCATCGAATCGCATGTGCATTCCTTGGCCATCCATAACGAACATACCATTATCAACTGTTTTCATTACAGTGTAAGCAACTATTGATTGCTGCAGTAATACCTTAACCTCCTTTCGCTCAGCAACAGTTTGTTTATTTTTCAAAGCCTTCAATAATTCAGAACCAATACTTGGAAGAATAAATTGATCTTCCACTGATCTAATATTAGGAGTAAGAGCAATGAAAGTTTGGCGAGAATTAAAGATGTAGTAATACTTATTAAATACACTTGTCTTATTAACGAGCAAGCTATTGTGTACAGAATAGGAGTCGCTTTGAAGCCAAGCAGAAAACTTATCAGGATTATCCTCCATCAGCTCAAGTAATTCATCAAGCGCCTCATGACCACTTCGCTTAAATGATCGCTGTAGTTCTTTGAATTGCTTATCTGTTGCAGGTGAGGAGTTATTTCCATCAACTACATGGATCCCTGCATCATTTATCTGAACAGCACTGATAGGAAGACCTAGATAATAGGCTAAATTCGCTACAGATTCCTGAGCAAGATCAATAGCCTCTAGCACTTTAGCATCAGTGGAGCTTGCTGACAATATATCCAATTGAGACTTTCCGATTAAAGGCTTCAAGAACTTGCGCTCAGCAGCTTTAATTGATGGCTTTATATTATCAAAATTAACGCTTGCATTAACAGGCAAGTACTTCTTAATCGTTGGTGTATCATTAATTATCATAACTGTGCAGCTTTTTGTGTCCCGGTTGGATTTTTATCGAGAGTGGTAAGAACGGTGTCTTCAAATCCTCCAATTAAAGACTCGTCCCAACCATTATAATCTTGTATGAATTCCCAAGTTTCTATAGTTGTCTCTCGGTTTGTTTTCATCAATGCAGATAGAATAAACCAAGCTTCTCGCTTATCAGATCCTGAACCTGCGCCCAATTTCCCACCGGGAATACCTGCACCAATTAATGAAGGATCTACACCAATCGCTGTAAGTATCTCCTGATTACCTGCAGAAGTATCTTGCAGAAATGCCCCATCTCCCAATTTATTATCAATAGGAGTAATCTTTAAACCCGGTAATGGATTTCCATTATCATCCTTATATACCATTGACATAATAGACTTTCCTGCATTCTTACTACCAGACAACGTCTCATTGATTAGATCAACAAACTCATTCCTTATTGAATCTTTTTTTTCAGGCTTAAAGGTCTGCCAATCCTCCTTGTATTTTCTTTCAAAATACTCATCAGCAACTTCAATATGATACTTAATATTGATCTGTTGCTCAAAAAATGACTTCTTGTACTGCGGAATCTCATTAGCAATATCTATCCAACCACTGTTAATACTAGAATGCCACTCAGGTTTTGGATAATACTTTTCGTCAACTAAAGGATAGAAAATTGGCCGAATAAAGTTGTGGACTTTATTCTTCTTACAGAACTCTTTTACCTCTTCAGCAGACCAATAACTATCTATCAACTGAACTTGCTCAACATACTTTGAACCTTGGCCAACTGCTTCATCCCATTTGGATGAAATAAAAACGCTTGGTATAGATTTAGTCTCATGATCCATGATAGAAAATCGACAGTCAGCAGCTTTTTGCCGCTTAACTCTATTAATTTTTTTGAAATCTTTTGACAAAACATACTCAGGAAAAGCAATACCCAAGTATTCTAGATCAGTAATCGTCTCTTTCCAAAACCTATTCATTTGATTCTTTCTCCAAAAAGAGTTAATCTCAGGATAATCAATTAAACTTTGTTGTTCAATAACTCGCTTACCTCCATCATTCATTTGCTTTGCAAATATGAATCCTGATCCATAATGAGCTTTTCTTGAAACTCTTAAACCAGATAAAGCAGCTCCATTCTGTCGAATCTTCTTAAGTAATTTTTGAGGAAAATCATTAGTAGACCCCCAAGATGCTATCTTACCATTGGTATATTTTGCATCTACGATAACAGTTGTAACCTCAGAATCTGCCTTCTTTGGAAATGATATCAATGCTTTATCGTTAACACCTGCGATGGCTATGTCGCCATAAATAACTGTACTCATATTAGTAATGAATTGTTTTGCCGTTAATCTTAATTATCTGGCGAATCTTAACTTTCTTAATATCTCCATTTTGCAATTCAAGATTCCTAGTTCTATTCTTGTAATGTTCAGGGTTCTTTTCTGTTGCTCTAGGAGATTGAACAGCTTTTAAGATAGAAGCAGTAGAGGAAGCCTTATTCTTAGACCTAGACTTAATTACATTTTTATAAGTAACAAGCCTACCGCCAGTCTTACTGTTAACTTGCAGCGTTCTAAATGTAATATCAAATGGAATAGGCAGCCCTGAATCATTGACTTTATCAATAACTTGCATTGCTTGCTGAAATGATATTGAATTTTCCATGCAGCTAATTTCGCGCTACATTCATTTTTAAAATAGGACAAATAAAATAAATCCTAATTGGGACAAATAAGCATAATATTCAAATAAAAACTAAAAGAATTCAAGTGATTTACATAAAAAAAACACCATTCTTCATTTCATTTTCTCAAAAAAAAAAATTCATTAAACTGAATTTCAAAATTTAACATTAAAAAAAAGGGGTTATCAGTATCTTTTTTAACTGTCAATATCGCCGCATCCTTAGTAAAATGACGATTGCCATTTAAAAATAATCAGGAAATATGAAAATCGATTGTGTGATTATCCTGTCAAAGGAACTTGCCAGCTTTCTTGCTCAGGCTTGAGTAGCTGTCTATATAGATCATATATAGGTATATCAAAGGCATCGGATAGGTGTGTGGTGTGCTCCTGCCGCATGGAAGCATTCTTCTCATCCTTCTTTAGCTTCTGAATTCCATTCTTAGATTCAGTTGCCTCAGCTCTCTCGAGTGATATTATTAGATCAGCATTGTTATCTTGATTGATCTCAATCTTTGGGAACCTAGAGCTACTCGCCTTAAGCATCATGTTAATGAGTAGATACTTATCGTTGTGTGGAGCTACACGCTTACGTTTACTCTTATCATAGACTATCCAACCTTTAGACTTCAATAGTCGTGCTAACATATCACCATAGGTCTCATTAGTACCACGTATAACCTTAGCATTACCATCATGACCGTAATACAGGTAAACCGATCTATTAGGTAACGATTGGTAATAGACATCAAAATCATTCACTAAATCCTCCAAGTCTGAGGTCTCAGATGATTGGCTAGCCCACATTGACTTAAGCACTCTATACCTATCGCTAAGCTTCTGACTGATGACTGCAGAAATAAATGTACCCCAGTCAATTGATAAGATTAGAGGCCTTTCTTTATCAATATCGTTATCCTGTTTACAATTGAATGAAGCCTTACTGTAGCTATCTGTTATTGACTCTAAGTAATCATTATTGAAGTCTGTATAGTAATGCATATCAGGATTAAGCTGCGGATAAAAGCCGTTAAGAATCTCTCTTGGTCTAATATTCAATATCTCAGCATTATAATACATTTCACTAGGAGATTCGTCTTTCATTTCCTCGAACCATTCCTCTCTAAGGTTTAACTTATTCACCAAAGCCGAAGCCTTGATAAATGCATATTTCTTAGGCTTTCTCTTAGCAACTTCCTCCATATCGGTAAACCATCTACCGCGCTTGGTTATTGGAGTAGAAGAGGCATATATCTCAGCTCCTAAAAGTGAAGCATTCTCAAATCTTGCCTCTTTAGCCCTATTAGTAGTCTTTACGTTGGTAAATAGCTTCTCAGGATCAAATAAAGCAGCTTCATCACCTAGTATACCAAATGAATTCAAACCCCTACCTGAGTTTGGGTTGTCTAAGGCGACTAATTGAAATACACTGCCATTTGAGAAATGAATTATATTTTCCCATTTATCGGGTGCGTAAATAGGCTCTAAGAATCCATCTCTTGCACCATTTCTACCAACTACATAATCATATCCTTCGTGGATGCCTAAAACCGCTAAACCCTTCTTAGTGGATGGAAGAGTACGCGACAAGATCTGCTGATAGGTTGATCCAACTAAAGCAAATGAGGCTCCGGGCATCTGCTCTACCATTTTCTTCATAAAGAAAGCAAGTATAAATGACTTACCTGTACCTCGACCCCATTCGAGGTATATTTTAGTTTTTTTTAATACGGTTACCGCCAGAACAGCAGCAAGCTGAGCAGCGTTAAGTGCGACCTCTAGATATCTACTCATCTTCTTTATTTTCTTCTATCTCTTGATATTCGGCATCCACAGTAAGGTCGTTAAAGTCTAAGGTACCTTTACCCAAATGCAGAAGTATGGCATTCTTCACCTCTTTAGCCACTGACATCTTAATAGGCTTATCTTCTAGCTTTTCAGGATTAAAATTAATGGCAGTATCTTTATCGATCTCAGAGTACTTACCCATAAGCTCTAGTGCCTTACCTATCGATTTTAAATCCTTTGCCTTTATGGCCATCTGGAGATACTTGTGCGAATATTCAAGAAGAATAGCCAATGATCCTTCTCGCTCAGCCTTCATTACATTCCCAAACAATCGCTCAGCATTCTTGATGTCTCGATAGGCTTGAGCGCGACTTATGTCAAACTTTTCCATGATGACATTAACGCATTGCTCACGTGAATGAAAATTCTGACGCAAAGTAAATGCTGCAAGCCACCTATCTTTTAAAGCATTCTGATTTTCGGTAAGTGGGTACTTTTGAGGATCCTTATAGTAAGCGTACAGTCTATCGAATGAAGAGTCGCCTGTTTTAATTCTTGGTAAATGATTTGTTGCCATGATTCAAAAGTGGCAATTGTCATTTTTTTAAAAAAGGACAGGAATAAGAATCAATTTTCGATGAGACACCAACAGAACTCGGATGTAGATCTCTTTTGTGGCACATATCCTAATTCCTTAAGGATATTGAATAATTCGTAATCGTCTATACAACCATTAGGAAATACTTCGAATAACATCAATAGTATATCATCAGTATTGAGCTGTAGCTCTTTTGGCGATTCTATAATGTTACCGGGGCTGTAGTTTTTTTTTATAAAACTCTTTATTTCTAATGTCTTATCTATCATAATTGAATGAATTGAAGCAGGCGCTGTCAGGTTCACTCAACCAATAAAGGCAGATAAGATACCCCGGGACATTACTGTTTACCGGCACCTGCCTATAACTATAGATGCAATTCATAATTATTTGATTGAGTGATTCGACATTGCAAATATATCAACTATCTATATATTTCAACCATTCTTCTTTGGACAAAGAATTTCCGTTCTTTTTTATTTCAAAATCAAGGTTATTATCAGTCATATAAGAGAGCCACCTTCTTATATCTACATCCACATAAATAGGATCTAACTCCATTCCATAACAATTCCTCCAAGTTTGCTCAGAAGATATTAGAGTCGATCCTCCTCCAAGAAATAGGTCTCCAACAATATCCTTTTGTTTTGAACTATTCTTGATCAAATAATTGATAATTTCTACAGGCTTCATTGTTGGATGATCTGCATTTCTTGTTGGCCTATCAAATTCAAGAACGGTAGTTTGTTTTCTATCCGTATACCAAGAATGAGCAGCACCTTCTTTCCATCCATAAAGTATTGGTTCATGCTTCCAATGATAATCTTGCCTACCCATTACAAGCGAATTCTTGACCCAAATCAAACATTGAGCTAATTTAAAACCTGAGTCTTTCAATGCATTCCTAAAATTTGCTCCTTCCGAATCAGCATGAAAGACATAAACTGGTGCTCCTGGTCTTGAATTTAAAAAACTCTCCTGATAGAAGAGGTATAAAAAGGTGTAAAATGAATCATTGTCCATCTTATCATTCTGAATTTTAAGCTTATCCTTAGTGCCTCCTTCGTAGTTCACATTGTATGGAGGATCTGTGACAATTAAATCAAATTGAGCACCACCAAGCAGCTTAGAATAGTCCTCTGAATTAGTACTATCACCGCACATTACTCTATGATGCAACTTTTTTTGTTTACTTATTAGATCATAGACATCTCCTGTAATTGATATTGGATCCTTTGGCGGAGTTAAATCTACTTCACTCTCCTCTTCTTCTTTCAAATCATCAGGAACTATATCTTCAGGAATAGTAATTTCATCTAAATTAAGTCCAAGATCCAACAGATCTACATCTGCAAAACATTCTTCTAGAATATCAACATCCCAATAACCAACAGAAACATTAGATACTACATTATACTCTTTAAACTCCTGCTCAGTAAGAGTTCGGTTGGGCACTCTAACATCAATAAACTCTTCACCACGATCTAGGTCCATCAAAACCTTGACTCTTTGATGACCTGCAATTATCATCATATCTGTATTTACAGCAGGTATTTCTGCAAGGTTATACTTCTCAAGGCTATTCTTCAATTTCTGAAGTCGCTCAGGAGTAATTTTCCGCGGATTGTACTCACATGGAACTAAATCCTTAACCTTTATTTTCTCCGTATGCCATTCAAGTGGCGCTAACATTTCACTCATTTCCTATTAATTAATTCATTTAGTTCCTGCAGCTCCATTTCATGCTTAAGCAACTTCGACTCTGCTCTTTCAAGAGACACTTCTGTTTTTGTCTTGTCAGATAATGACAAGTCAGTATTTAGTTTATTCTTAAAGGCAGCAACCTTCTTCTGATACTTATTCACGCTAATTCGCTTATTCCTTTGAGCGATCACTCGCTGCTCAGGTGTAAAGTCAGCATAAGTTCTAGGCGTAATATCAATGACAATCTTATTCTTTACATAATAATCGAGGACCTTCTGAATTGCTTCTATAGAATCAAATAAGCTCTCTATGTAGAGAGATAGCTGCAATGCCGCGGACTCCTCGTCTGGATGGAGCAATACAAGCTTACTATGAGCAGCAACAGCCAACTGAAAGTCATTTCTCTGCTTAATCGACAATTCATGCAGATCAGGATGCAGCTGATTCAATCGGTAGAAGTGATTAGTATCGGGCTTTTTCTTATCTACAGATGTATTAGTAGGCGAAGACTTAATAACACTTGAAGGAGCAGCTGTCGGTATGTCGCTGATAGTCGAATCACTAAATTTGCTCAACTCATACTTCAATTTATCAAGATTGAGCTTACTTTCTTTTCGATAAAATAGCCTTAGCAAATTGACACTATGCCCCTTCAATTGGGAATATAAAGCAACTCCTTCTTGATAATTACATCCTCGATCATACCATTCTTTTATACTCATGACACAAAAATGGTAATTGTCATTCCCATAAAATAGGACATAAAAAAACCTGATCAGATCTGATCAGGTTTTTCAAAATTTTGAAATCCATTTACGATAAGTAATTACTAGACCAATAATTAAAATGACTATATCTATGGTAATTATAATTAGTCAACAATCTATTGGGATACTTATTATTACTATTGATGATTCTAATGTAACAGTTTTCATCAATAACGCCATCACTCAAATTCTGAGTGTAACAGACCTCGCTAAAATTGATCATCAGATCAGAAGGAGATTCTAAAAAATGGTTAATAGTAATAACAACATCTAACTCATTAGCGATATCGTTAATAATAAAAACATTTACGGGATCAACAGAACAAACAAGCTCTATTTTATCCTCAACATCAATGCCGACATCATCGACTACGGAATCTGCGCCAAAAGACAATAGGGAAAACCCGATTGCAAGAAGCGATAATAATTTTTTCATGATAAAAAATATTGGTTAATAATTAAATGAGAAACAAATATGACAATTACCTACTGCTAAGAATAGGACAAAAAAAGGCTACCAATGGTAGCCTTTAAAAACACTAACTAAAATACATTATCAGGGAGTTGGTGCAGGCTGAAGAGTCACCTCTCCAGAGTAGATAGGCGCATCATACTTCTGCTTATCCATAAATACAAGTGTACTTGTATTCTCGCCCTCTACAGTAGGCTCTATTCTACTAGATGCCTCTGACAATCTAGCAGGATAAGATGCAGATCCAATCTGTCTCATTCTTCCAGATTCAAATTCTTTAGCCAAAACAATCAACTGTCTACCTTTTAGCAATCGCTTAAATGCAACAATTTCTTCTTCCGAACCAAGCAATTGAATCGTTAGCTTATTTTCTATAGCAGTAGACTTTGTAGGATCACCGATCAATGTCGATTCTAATCCAACAGTATCTGCAACTGCCTTAACCTTGATAAAGCCTTTATTACTCACAAATGTGTGATCAGCTGTTATCGTTACTAATTCAGCTAAAGTTGTAGCTGCTCCATCTCCATCTCGCTCTTTTGGAGCAGTCATCGAATCAAAGTCTTCCATAAAGCCTACTAAGATATCGGTGTGAGAAAAAGCACCTGTCACTTCACTGATAGCACTTCCAATTTTTTCCACGGTAATAGCCATGTCTATTATTTTTTGAGTTTTACAAAACCTGAACTAATCAACCTCTCCATTAATTCAGGATTTTTTACCGCATCTTTCGATGCATACTTAATCCCTTGAAAATGGAATGAGTTAACTAATATTGGATATTCACCATCCTTATTCTCATACACAGCAACTTCGACATTTGAATCTTTGACATCTTTCGATTTCAATTCTTTAATCTCATTAAGTGCAACACTAAGAGCTGCAGCATTAGCATCTCGCTCTTCAACTAAAGCTGTATTCTCAGCGACCAATCTATCGCGATCAGATTCAGCCAACTTTAGCTTATCACTAATATTTGCAGTCGAGTCAGCTAAAGATTGTAGCTCTGCCTTTAAAATAGGATGTTCTGCAACCTTTATCAGGTTGGTTATTTCTGCGTTAGTAGCGCGCTCAGGAACTTGAATTTCAAGTTCCTGAGCGCGCTCTAATAATTGTGCTTTATTCATCTTTTCGATTTTAAGAGTTAGTCCATGTTGCAACGTACACTAATTCGTCATAGCCGAAGCCTAAGCCTTCCCACCAGTCAGTCATCAAGTATACTTCTCTCTTGGATTCTTCAACCGTCGGAGACTTCATTCCATTAGCTCTTCTAATGTATAAGAAGTTATCTTCAGGCGTACACCATAAGTAATTCTCACCCGCCATAGATGGTAATCCTACCAGCTCTACGTTAGTAAAATCAACTACAGGCTTCATAGGATCATAATTCACATCAGCTCCATGTGTATTACGCTTATCCTGGTGATACCACTTTAAGATTTTTGGATCCATATAAACTCGCTTCTTCACATCATCAATTTCTGATGGCAATGCATCAACAAATTCTTCTACCATATCAAAAGCGTTAGCTTTTGTAATAGCAGCAGAAAGCGCTACTGTTTCCATATTACCATTGGTATCGGTACCTGCAACTAATAGCTTTTTAATACCATCCATTGCCTGCACAGTATTGTTAGCAGTACCTGCAGTAGGTGCCACATAGCTTCCTTTAAAGTAAGCTTTGGTTTCCAAATCATGGTGCATTTGAGGAATTACCTCTTTCTCCAATAGGTACCTTACAATTGGCCAATTCTTTCTTTCGTCAGAACTCAAATCTTGCATAAATCCTAACCAAGACCCTTTCACATCATCTGGATACAATGCTAAGTCAATCTTAAGATTTCTCAACCTGATTTCATTCGGCTCAAAAGTAGCATCACCTTTTGCAGTAAATGCTTTTTGAAATCCTTGAACAATTTCACCCAATTTTACATTTGAAAATCGATAAACTTCACCATCGTGAATTATCGGCTTTGCATACATTGGAGTTTTCGTTTTTTGACGAATCGCAGATAATAATCGCTGTTCGTTCTGTCCTTCATTGATATAGTGAGCGCCAAAGTCTGCTACTAAATCTGTTTTAACAATTCCCATTTTATTTATCGGATTTATTGGTTAATTATTAAGTGCAGCAGTCAAGTCGATACCTGATACTACCATAGGAGCATCATCGTCGTCTTTGGTTACACTATTGATTGTTTGCGTAGTTTTTCCACCATCTCCTGCACCATACTCGGCAACTAGGTTAGATAGTGCTGTAATACCTTCTTCGATACTCATTTTTTCAGCTCCTTCCACTTCAGCATCAGCTAAAGCATTTTGCATGGCAGTATTAATTGCTGAATTAGCAGTATTCAATTCGGTAATTTTTTGCTCTTTCTCAGTTGCTAAGTCATTAGCAGTACTAATAGCTTCTTCATTTTCAGCAAGCTTTTCTTCTATTGCAATAGAATGCTCTTCTGTTAAGATGATACCGTCTTTTGTTTCATCCTCCTCGAATTTGCTACCTATCACACTCTCTATTAGAGGTAATTTAATTGCACTCATCTTATTAGATTTTGAGTTATTATTGATTGATTGATTGCTTGATTGATGTAGATCCATGATCTTATCTATTGCATCCTGAAGCGTGCCTATAGAATCGATAAGACCTTGTTCTAAAGCGTCGGTAGGATTAAAGATGTCACCCTTTAAAGCCAACTCAGACACCTGTGGTCGGTATTTTTTAACGTCTTCCTGAAATTTCTGAGCAGATGGATTTAAGAGCTTTTCTACAAATGGTCGCTCATCGCCTTCCTTAGCCGCTCTTACTTGCTTATTCTTTTCAGGAGACATATCAGCATACCACTCATTAATAGTGGCACCTGCTTTGATCAGAACACCTTCCATATTAACGCTGTAATGCATAGTGCCAATACAGCCAATAAAGTCTGCATGTTGGTGAGCCATGATAAAATTGGCGCCTGAAGAAAAATAATAAGCAGCTGATCCGATGGCATCTTTAGTAAAAACACCGGTAGGTTTTGAATAAGTATTTAGGTACTCTGCAAACTCTGCATTGCCGGAAGCTTGACCACCTCCTGAATTTACATCAAATAATACACCTACTATAGAGGAATCATTCTTCCATTCTTCCATCATATTCATGATAGACTGTGTTCCTTTTGGGCCACACTCTTGATCATACTTAAAAATAGGATGATGCACATTAACTACCGCTACTTGTTCGGTAGATGCATTTGATAATGTAGATCGTGCACCAGATGCAGCTTTAGATCGAGAACTAATAAGCTGATGAGTAGTAGCAGGCAACTTAATGGTAGATGCCGCAGTAGCATCTCCTTTGATCAGATTGAATAAATACGGAATTAACTGATTCTTACTTGAATCAGCAATCATCCAATTACTACTTAATAAGGAGAATAAATTCTTGTCCATCGGTATTGCCTTTTTTGACAATACAAACATATATGGACGCTAGTCTTTAAAATAGGACAGTAAAATTAAGCACTTTCAAAATCTGAATCTCCACCACCATCAGACCCCAAGTCGCTATCTGAAGTAGTAGTGTTTGGCAACACATATACTGGCTTCTGAGGAAGAGTGCCAGTTATCCTAATTCCAATTTGATTACTATCCTCAAATCGATTTCCATTAGCATTGTCATAATTAAACATCAATGGATACTTCTTAGATCCATACATTTTCTTATCACCATTACGCTTAATTCCGATTACCACCACATCCTTGTATAAAAATTTTTCAAAGTAATCATCTAACAAAGCTGACTGCTTGTTAATTTCGAATCGAATATCTATTCTATACTCAACTCCATTAGAACCATCCACTTTAGATTCATTGACAACAATTGTATCACCAATTGGTAATATATCAAGATCATCTCCATTGGACTCAAAATTGACTTGATTGGAATTAGTATTGGTTAATATTATTGGAGAAGATACCACTTCACCAACCGTAGCGATTTCAATATTAAACCAACCACCTACATTTTCTATTTTCGAGACATTAACATCTTCCATAATATTGATTTTGAGACAAAAAAAAGATTAACATAAACCATCCAACTAGGACAGACAGCACCAACAAGCAATAACAAATCATGCTGATTTATATTTTTTCTTACTGTCCGATTCTTGTTCTCTACTATAATTCCTGTACAACGATTCTACCTTTATCTCATCATCTCCGATATCATAATAGTCTAAAAATTGAATGATAGCTTGAAATACATTCTGCTTATTATAAGATTCAAACTGCTCATTTTTAAAACTAAGCTTAGAACCAACAGACACTTCTATATAACTATACAAATCATTAATGAATACCTTATGGATCATATCGCCAAGCGACTTCACTTTGGTATTAGACAGATCAAAACCAACTTCCTTAACAATAGATGCAGGAACTATTACTTGGTAATAGTCTTCCTTTTCAAAATCCACTTTAGTTTTTCGATACTGCTTATCCAATAAGTCAATAAAATAACGACCAAGCCATGATCTGCGACTGACGACATGCGTATCACCATACTTCTTTTGGAGATACTTTCTAAGATAACTCTTCATAGGAATGCAAAGCGTGACCGTTCCGGGACTCATAATATTAGGTTTAAAATAGTAGAAAAGGTACTATTTTTCTACGATAATACCTACACTTTTATAGTAATTATTTGCGCCTAATACTTTAGTATATAAAGTTTTAGTACCATCATCAAAATTTAAAACCTCGATAAGCTTAACGCCTTTTTTCTTCAACCGATCAACAGCAGATTGCGCTGCATTTTCATTATCTGATAAGCGAACAGCCTTCATTTCAGCTACAGGAATACCTTTCCGCTTTCGAATAACTTGCTCAAATACTTGAATGCTCTGTGAATCTTCCATGTCTATTTTTTATTCAAAGGTATAATTGGCTCCTGATTAAGAATAGGACGACAAAAAAATATCCAGATTGTTACAACAATGACTACCCCTCTTTTTTTGATGGAATTCGTTCCACCGTTCCACAAATTAAACAACTCAATAGATATCAATCAATTAGATAGAATAAGTCCTGTTGGAAAAAGTGGAACAATTTAAAAAATGTTGGAACGTAAAAAGCTCGTTCCACATTTTCCAACAAAAACAAGGCGCAAAAAAACACAAGACACCGTTTTATATATTTGATTATTAAATATATATATTAATAGAATTAAAAAATGTGGAACCGTGGAACGGTGGAACCGAATTTTGCACCCTTTTTCTATAATTGTATTTTATTTCGGGGTTGTGGGGTTTTATTTTTTTGTGAATTTTTAAAATTTGCAGTAGAAATGATTCATAGAATTACCGGTTCAGGCCCTATTTTAGTTACTTAAAAAGTTCAACGGTTCACCGATTGGATAACTCTTTAGTTGTTAAAAGGATGTAAAATGTATGAATGTTGAACTAGTGGAACAAAAAAAGCACCTGATCGGTGTGACCAGGTGCTTTTCATTAGGTGGTTATTTCTATTTCTTTAGGTCTTGCTTCGTTACTAACTCGCAAGTAATGCCTTTTGATCTCAAATGTTTGTAATGGCTCAGTGAAGTAGTTCGTATCATATTAGTTTTTTATAGCGTTCCACCAAAATACTACAGTTCCAAATCCGATTCCACTTTTACTGGCCAAGGTGTGCAAGAAGTCAATGTCAAATTTCTTTTTATTTCTTATTGCTGTTTTTACTGCTGCTGCTGTCATATCTCGTTGTTTTAATGTTAGTTAAAGATAAACAATACTACTTCTTAATTCAAGTGAATTAGAGATAATTATCAATAAAAAACTCACCACAACAGCCGCTAAATAACATGGCCTAAAGGCACACGTTCCTTAGCTTGGTGTTAGCGTTCATTTGCCAACGCACAACATTTCTTATATTTCTTGCCACCACCACATGGGCATGGCTCATTACGTCCTATTTTCTTTTCTTCTCTTTTGTAGGTATATCGGTTTCTTTCTGGTGGAAAAATGTCTTTTGCCATCATCGCCATACCCATTGCAACATCTAAGTATTTCATATCATTTGTTTTGCACCGCAAACGCTCAAAAACGAAACGCTAACAAGCGGTATAGTTAATAAAGCCGTAATTAACATTAGTTCTTCGATTTAGCGATATAACACGGCTTTACTAAACCATACCGCCAATCCGTTGTAGCACATTAAAACGATGCTACAACACCAGCTATAAGTAATGCGGGTGTTGTAGCTCGTAGCAAGGTTAGTGCTATGCTTCTTTTTCTTCCCTCGCTTTATTCATGTACTGAAAACACAATTGGTTTGCCACATGGTTAAATTCAAGGTGGTTTTTACTATCACCAGTCAGGTTGTTAAATACGTGGGCAGGGGCTACGTTTGCTAAGGCGTGCATAAAGTGGGTAAGGTTGTCGCCTTCCATTAACTCTTCTTGGTCAACTGCCCACTCACTGTCTTCTTCAAACATAGAACCAATTGCGCCTGTAATCATTGCTGCGTATTGCAGATACTTTTCGTTTTTACTCATTTTATTTGTGTTTATGCCCACGCTCAAAAAAGAAGCGGGAGCGGTTAATACTCGTATTTAGTTTAGTGCTGTAATGCCCGCACTACTCATAGCTGTGTTCCGTTGTAGGCAATAAGCCTACTAATCTTCGTCAGAAACCCAATCAACCACCGATTGAAGATCGCTTAAATCTTCTACATGCAAAGTGATAAAGTCCGTGTTAGGGTTAAGCCTGCAAATCTTAACTTCACACCATGCGTCTATAAGTACATGAAAGTGTTTTGTTCTCATGTTCCAATCTGTTCCTCTTGGGTCGCCAGTTCCGTCATTTTCTTCAACGAATCCCATTTCAATCAACTTTTCAGGAGTTGCAACCTTCAATAATTCTGTGTTTACCATTATTTCAAATTTTCGTTTTCAAATCCGTAGGCTTAAAACCTACAACAATACCTATACGCCATACAAGTACAGGCGTATAGCCGAGCTCGTTGTAGTGAATTACACAGCCCTCATAAGATCTAGAATGTCTTGGTAAATGGTTCGAACTTGGTTTGATTGTCCACCCAAAAGATTAAAGCCTCGTCTATCGACGAGGCTTTTTTTGTGCTTCCAATTCAAGTTTACTTGAAAGTTGGAAAAACAATGATAACTTCCGAAATAAATTCGGGACTAGGCTACCGGTTAATTAAAGCATCCTCTCTAAACAAAAAAAGCACCTTAATTTCTTAAGATGCTTTAATGTACCCGGGGCGGGACTTGAACCCGCACGATCGCAATGATCACAGGATTTTAAGTCCTGCGTGTCTACCAGTTTCACCACCCGGGCAGACATAAAAAAATAATTCCTAAGTAATACTTAGGAATTATTGAGCGGGAGACGGGATTCGAACCCGCGACCCCGACCTTGGCAAGGTCGTGCTCTACCAGCTGAGCTACTCTCGCTTAATGTTTAAACAACATCTATGAACGCAGGAGCAATAACTCCCTATTTGTTGTGGACGACAAAAGTAATAATTTTTTCAGTTTCACAACCAAAAAAATTACTTTTTTACACCGACCATTTTTTTTATTTCATTCAACTTAAAAAGCGCCTCTACTGGAGTCAATGTATTTATATCAATACCAATCAATTCCTCTTTAATCTGATTCAAAACCGGATCATCCAATTGAAAAAAGCTCAATTGATAATCATCTGAGTTAGCCGGTGCTTTTACCACATTTTCAATAGATGCATCAGAAGAATGCGACTTTTCAAGCTGCAATAACATCTCATTAGCCCGCCGAATTAGTTTTGGAGGCATTCCCGCCATCTGCGCGACATGAATACCGAAGCTATGCTCACTTCCTCCGGCAACGAGTTTCCGCATGAAAATAATCTTGTTGTTGATCTCCTTAACGGAAACATGGTAGTTTTTCACCCGCTTAAACTGTTTGGCCATTTCATTTAGCTCATGGTAATGTGTAGCGAAAAGGGTTTTAGGTTTAGCGCTCTTTGCCTCATGAAGGTATTCTGCAATCGCCCAAGCAATTGATATCCCATCATAAGTACTTGTTCCTCTTCCTATCTCATCGAGCAATATAAGCGAACGATCCGATATATTATTCAAAATACTGGCTGTTTCATTCATTTCTACCATAAAAGTAGACTCACCTAAAGAAATATTATCAGAAGCTCCTACACGAGTGAATATCTTATCAACTAATCCAATTTTTGCATGCTTCGCCGGAACGAAACAACCCACCTGAGCCATCAATACAATTAATGCAGTTTGCCTTAATAAAGCTGACTTACCCGACATGTTTGGCCCAGTAATCATCATGATTTGCTGGGTAGCATCATCCAGGTAAACATCATTAGCAATATACTCCTCTCCTAAAGGTAGTTGTTTTTCAATCACCGGGTGTCTTCCAAGGGATATTTCTAACGTTTTTGACTCATCAAGCTGCGGCTTAGTATAATTATTTTTAATCGCAATACGAGAAAAAGCCAACAAACAGTCTAGTCGAGCGAGCAAATTGGCGTTGAGTTGGATGGGAGCAATATAGTCAGCTAATGCCAAAATCAAATCATTATATAACCTCGACTCAAGAGCTGCTATTTTGTCTTCTGCACCTAATATTTTACTTTCATACTCTTTTAATTCTTCGGTAATATATCGCTCAGCATTCACCAACGTTTGCTTGCGGTGCCAGCTCTCTGGTACTTTATCTTTTTGGGCATTTCTAACTTCTATGTAGTAACCAAAGACATTGTTAAAGGCAATTTTCAAACTTGAAATACCTGTAGACTCAGACTCTCTTTGCTGTATTTGCAGCAAACTGTCTTTCCCATTTTTCTTTAAGGTTCTCAATTCGTCTAACTCAGCATTTACTCCTGTCGCGATTACATCTCCTTTAGATAAAGCCACTGGTGGATCGGTCACTAACTCCTTTTGGATACGTTCTTGTATTGTCGCACAAGGGTTGAGCTGCTCTCCAATTTTTTTTAAGGAAGTATTTTTAGAAGCTAAGCAAAGAGATTGAATGGGTTTGATTTCATTCAAGGCCCTGTAAAGTTGAGCTACCTCCCGCGGATTAATTCTACCCACTGCTGCTCGTGAAATCAACCGCTCTAAATCGCCAATCTTTTCTAAGCTTGCTTTTAACAACTGAGCGGCCCGCTCATCTTGAATAAATGCGGCAACTGCCTCCAAACGTTCTTCAATGGGCTGAAGATCTTTTAGTGGCAATGCTATCCACCTCTTTAACATTCTAGACCCCATAGGGGAAATGGTATCATCAATTACATCTATGAGTGTCTTCGCTTTTTCATGAGGTGAATGGATAAGCTCTAAGTTTCTAATCGTAAAACGATCTAACCAAACATATCGGTCTTCTTCTATTCGAGCAATAGTAGCAACATGCTGAAGCTTATTGTGCTGTGTTTCCGCTAAATAATGGAGAATCGCTCCCGCAGCAACAATCCCATTTTTAAAATCCTCAATACCATAACCTTTCAACGATTTAGTTTGAAAATGCTTAAGCAAGATATCTGATGCGAATTCTGAAGTAAAGACCCAGTCCTCTAATGCATAGGTATAATATGATTTACCAAAACTTTCTTCGAAAGTTTCTTTAAACTTTTTTTGAAAAACAATTTCTGATGGAGAAAAACTTTGGAGTAGTTTATCAATATACTCGATAGAGCCTTCAGCTACTAAGTATTCTCCAGTTGAAACGTCAATAAAGGAAACCCCAACACTTTTTTTGGAGAAATGAACAGATGCAAGAAAATTATTCGACTTATGATCTAATACCTTGTCGCTATAAGAAATTCCAGGAGTCACTAGCTCAGTAACTCCACGCTTTACAATCGTTTTGGTCTGTTTGGGGTCTTCTAATTGATCACAAATCGCAACACGCTGTCCTGCTCGAACAAGCTTTGGTAAATATGTCTCTAAAGAGTGATGCGGAAAACCGGCCAATTCTATTTCATTAGCTGAACCATTATGACGCTTTGTTAAGACAATACCCAAAATGCCGGCCGCCTTCACCGCATCATTACCAAAGGTTTCATAGAAATCACCGACTCTAAAAAGCAATAAGGCGTCAGGATACTTCCCTTTAATCTGATGATATTGCTTCATCAATGGGGTTTCTTTGGGTTTGGATGTAGTCTTTTTTGCGCTCAC